GCCATCGACATGGCCCGTCACATGCACCCACCAAAGGAGACGAAACACTAACAGCACTCAGCAAGCGTAAACGTAAACGTAAAACGTTGGAGGAACTAATGTCTAAAGTGAAAAGAGGAACCAATGGGATTGATCTATATCGGAATGGCCTTGATCGCCATCTTGGGGATGGGGGGCGGGGTGGTCGGCTATCTCAGTCTGGTGATGCCGATCCCAATTATCGGTTGGCTGGAGCAGTACATGGTTGTGCTGTTGATCCTGTCGATCATTTGCAGCTTGCTGCTCATTAACGCCAGCCCGTACTAAGGGGAGTTACCATGACGATCTATACTGGGGCACAGGACACCGCGATGGAATTATTCCAGACCGGCGATCCGAAGGCACTGCACAAGTTCCTCACGCGTTGGCGCGAAGGACTGGAGAAGGTGTCGACCGAATATATCCTCGCGGTCATCGAGTACTACAACTCGCTGACCAACGACAAGGAGATGCCTGACATCAACATCGGGCCGCTGCGGATCAACCGTAGCAGCCAACGCGTGTTCTGGAATGGACACGACGTCGACCTGACGATGACGGAGTTCCGTGTCGTCAAGCTGTTCGCCGACAACATGGGCGAGTGGCTGACCTATCGCAAGGTGTACGACGTCGTGCACTACTCCGGCTTCACCGCAGGCTGGGGTTGCGAAGGCTACCGCACCAACGTGCGCTCGATCATCAAGCGGCTACGCCGCAAGTTCATGTGCATCGAGCCGACGTGGGACGTGATCGAGAACTACAGCGGCTATGGCTACCGCTGGGCCAAGCCGCCGATGCCGACCATCGTCACGCCCATTGCCGGGGTGACGGTGACGATTGACAGTCCAGCACCGATCATCGCGGCCAAGTAGGAACAACCATGTTCACAGGAGCAACCTATGTGCGACATAGACGATACCGACAACACGATGTTCGCCCTGACGTGGCACGGGCGCGGGGGCCCCCTGTACTGGTCCACGCACAAGGGATGGACGCCTGACGTAGACAAGGCGTGGGTGCTGTCGGCCGTGCTGGTCGACAGTATCGAGGCAGACGACAAGCTGATGAGTATGTTGCCGCAACACAAGGAGCGGCGAGACGGGGCGAACTGGGAACCCATCTATCTTCGGTTAGCGCATCACGCCCCGGGCGTGACCGATGATGACTTCATGGAGAATAGATAATGGCAAAAGGTATGTACGATCTTCCGGTAAGCGACGCCAAGCGAGACTTGGTGGTGCATCTCACAGACGCCGACGTGAAGGGAAGCAAGCGTGCCGACCAAGACTACTGCGCGGTCGCGAACGCTCTCTGTCGGCAAGAGCACTTCAAGACCGCAAGGGTGCACAAGGGCGTGACCTACGTCATGAAGACGGACGGCACGGTCGACCGCTACATCACACCGCGAGACCTGTACATCGAACTGATGATCTTCGACCGTGGGGGGAAGATGGAAGCGAGGGACTACAAGCTGCAAGCACCGCGAGGGAGCAAGCGGCTTGGCCATCACGAGAAGCCCAAGGGCAAGAAGGGCAAGACAGGCAAGCCCTCGAAGATCGTCCATCTCGTCAAGTCAGTCCGCGAGGATGCGCCGAAGGGCATCAAGTCGCTGCAGTCGTTGTTCGAGTGACGGCGGATCGGCGAGCGGACCATGTGTGGAACTACACGGGTCCGCTGGCCGAGGCGGAGAAGAACCCGGAGTTGGTTGACACGATCATTGTCAACTATCTCCGGGCTGGCGGTGTGCCAGATGCCGAAGCTCTCGCCATGGTCGAAGCTGAACGAAAGAAGGTCAATGAAAGGGTGGCTGCATATGGAAAGGTCACGCGTACGAAAGGAACACAAGCTGTGCATGGTCTGCAACAAGAGGTACTTCACGGGGGCGATGCTCATCTTCGTGGGAAAGGCCCCCGCCGAAGAAAAGGCATGGGGGCTATGCCCCGCCCACCGGAAGCTAAGAGAGCGCAATCTGATCGCACTCGTCGAAGTCGATCCGACCAAGTCGATGCCGACCAGCTTCGACACGATGCTGCCGGACCAAGCCCAACGAACGGGACTGGTGATCTACCTGTCCCGTTCGATCTTCAACCTGATCTTCCAAGGCGAGCCACCCGACAGCGGCGTGGCCTTCGTGCCGCCGGAAGTGGTAGCAATCCTGCAGAAGATTAAGCAAGGCGGCACTCAGCATTGACATCGCCGTTCGTGGGGGGCAAACTTCAACTAGGAGTATAGTCGTGCCACTAACAACTCACGTAGAGTTCGAGGCATCGTTCGTCGGCCGACCGGGTGACGCCCGGGACAAGGCCGCCGAGAGCATCGTGCACATGTACGACGGCTCGATACTGGGAGCGGGAACGTTCCTGCCAGAAAGCATACGCGACCTCCAGATCAGGGTGCCGCGTATCCACGAACGCCATCTCAAGGACGCCCTGCGCAAGGCCGGGCTGAAAGTCGAGGACGCGTTCACGCCCCGGGCGTGACAGGAGGCGTAATGACCACGCTCATGGAGGTAGTAAGACCGATGCTGTTACCAGACCCGTACGACGCCGACTGGGACTTGTGCCTAGCCGCGTATCGCTTCAACCGAACAGTCTGCATGAACAGGCTGTACAACGTCGCCCGCCAGTTGACCAAGCTGGAGGATCGCGTCGCCGAGATCGAGGATCGCGGCGGCCCAACACCGGACGAGGACCGCGAGGTCACTGACCGGCTCAGGGTGCAGAACATCCTGCAGAATATCGACCGGCAGGCCCTCGTTGGCCTGCGGTTCTATCTCGACCTCGCCCGAGTGGTCCACAAGAAGGCCGACCGGGGGTCGTACGAACTGATCTACCGCAATGCGCGCGACCACGGCATCCCACCCTACCTCACGCGCAAGATGCTGGACGAGACCATCAGCAGGAACAACTGATGGGCCGATCCAAACGCGACACGGTCGTCATCGTTCGCGATGTGGCCAAGGCGATGGGGGCAACTGTGCTGGAAGTGAAGAAGTCGTTACGGCATCCGGGCATTCGTCTCCGCACCGCTGAAGGTGTCGAGTTTTGGATGCGAGTAAGCCAAGGCAAGGTCGAGCCCTACAAACAACGGGGCTGGGTCCGCCAAGCTATCCGACGTGCCAACAAGCGAAAGGCTAACGACAATGGAGTTGAGCCGAATTATTGAGTTGCTTCCGCACTACATCACGGCGGGCGTCTGCATCGAGATACGCGGACGCTCCGGCATCGGCAAGACGGACATGGTTCGCCAGTTCGTCTTCGACCAGAACCGACGCTCCGGCAAAAGCTGGGGCATCGGTGCACACTTCGCGGCAACGTGGACGCCGCCCGACGTGACGGGGTACCTGATGCCCCGCACGGTCAAGGTCACCATGCCGGACGGCACCGTGCAGGAGCAGACCATCTCCGAGTGGTCGGCTCCGGTATGGCTGCGTGCCGACCCCGGCCAGCAGTCGACGTGGCTCAACGACTACGACGTCCCGGTGCTGGTGTTCGAGGAGTTCGACAAGGCGAACCCCGAGGTCAAGAAGGCAGCAGCACCAGTCATCCTGTATGGGGGGATTGGCAACTGGTACCTCAAGCGCGGAGCCGCTCGCATCCTGCTGACCAACCACGCCGACGATGGACGGCAGGGCTCGACCAAGGAGTTCGACTTCATCATCAACAGGAAGGTGCTGTTGAACGCGACCCAGACCGTTGCTGCGTGGATGGACTGGGCCGACAAGAACGACGTCCACCCGATGTTCAAGGCGTTCGCCGAGCAGCATCCGGCGGTCGTGTTCGGAGGCGACCTGCCGGAGAAGCAGGGCCCGTACTGCACGGCACGCTCGCTGGTGATGCTGGAGAGCGTGGCCAAGCAAGGGATGATGACGCTGGATGGCGCGCTCACCCATCCCGAGGACTTCAACGAGACGGCGGCTGGTGCGATTGGTGCGCCTGCCGCGCGTGACCTTGTGACGTTCCTCAAATTCAAGGACGACATCCCCGACTGGGCGGACATCGTGCGCAGCCCAAGCCGGGCCAAGGTGTCCAGCAATGCCGGGGCACAATTGATGGCGGCGCACTTCGCCGCCTACAACGTCGACGACAAGACCATCGAGCAGGGCGTGACCTACGTCAAACGCCTGCGCCCCGAGTTCCACATCACGTTCGCCAAGGCTGCGGCCCGCCGCAACTTCCGGCTGGTCAACAGCAAGCCGTTCGCGAAGTGGACCAACGATCAACCTGAACTGGTCGCCCTGATCAACGCATTGGGAGGAGCCCGCTGATGGGTAACAACGGCAAGAAGGTAGACCACACGATGAAGGCCACCATCGAGCAGATGGATAACGGGGCCTACATGATCATCCGCAAGCACTCGTCGGCAACGACGCAAGGCGTCATCATGCTGAAGAAAGTCTACATGGACTTCGACAGCCTTTCCAAGGACCTCAAGGATCACATGCACTTCAACTTCGACAAGAAGTGATGTCACGCCCCGGGCGTGATCTACTGCTGGCTAGGAGGCAGTCGCCTCCTAGCCTGCATAGGGAGCCAACGTCAAGTGGAGGAGAACAAATGAGCAAGACCAAGTTCGTCGGGATGCGGTTCGTCGTCGTCCCCGGCATGAAGCCACTGATCATGGTCGAGGAGGATACCAGCGACGGTCTCCTGCAGATCAGCGTCAACGAGACCTTCAGCAGGCTACCGCCCATGGTGGCAGCCGATGCGCTGGACAAGGAACTGACGAAGCTACTCGACAAGAAGGAGGACTGAGCATGGCGATGATCAACCTGAGCATCAACCTGATCTACGACGTCAAGGACGGCGTCGACATGGACACGGCGGTCTCTGCCGTGACGGGCGCGACGTCGGCATTGATGTCGATTGCTGGCATCAAGGACGGCAGGCCGGACGGCAGCGAGACGGTGCCGCTGTTCTGGCCAAAGGCAATCCGCCAAGCGGTCGACCTGACCGAGGTCAAGCAACTGATGGTGATCAGCGATGGCGACTAAGCGGTTCCACATCGAACTGGAGATCGTCGGCATCGACAGCAACGACCGCATGCAGGCCATCGTCGAGGCGGTGCAAGAGGCGGGACGGCAGCTTCACGCTGCCGCTACACTGATCTGCGGCGACGCCTCGCCGCCCAAGATCATGCTGTACGGGGAGGACTTCAGTGAAGGCAAGACGGATATCAAGCTGGGAGCGTAGGCCCATGAACGACAACAAGGCTCTGGTGTTCACACCCGAGCAGGTACAGGCCCTGTGGATGTACCAGTTCGGCCCATGGCGCGATCCATGGGCTCCCGAGAAGGACCCCGAACGGCCCTTCCCGATGCACCCGTTCACCTGCCCCAATCGGGGCTTGCATCCCGAAATGGCAGGCGACAAGGGCATCCTCGTGCCGACGGTGCGGGGATGGGTATGCCCGTTCTGCGACTATACCCAAAGCTGGGCTCATGACTTCATGCTGGGGACACGCTAATGACAGCGACACTGAGGAAGGTAAGCTCGAAGCAAGTCATCGCCATTCATACGTTGATGGCGCAACACTGCAAGACCGTGGACGGCTATGCCGTCTACGAGGAGGGATGGGACGACGCCCGCATCCTCCGCGAGATCAGTGCCAGCAACCCCGAACCGGACCGGGCGATCAGCAACACGTCGGTCAGTCGCTTGCGGGTCGAAAACTTCGGCCGGTTCAAGAAACAGTTGGACGATGTAGGCACTGCAGCGATAATGGCGCGCATTGATCAAGTGGAAGCGGATTACCGGGACCTGCTCGACTGGACCTTGCGCGTCGCCAAGTTCCTGCAGGAGAAGTTCCCTGCGCAACGCGAACGCTACACCCCGCCGATTGGCCGACCACAATCGGCACCCCGCATGGAGGACTAGATGCTGACACTAGGCGAACGCACCATGCTGCGGGCGAAGATACGCGAGGTCCAAGAGACCGTCGAAGACCTGCGCGCCTGCCTGCGCAGCGGGGATCACATCACCATGGAAGAGGCAACGCGCCGCAGCATCGCTGCGCGCAACGCCATCGCTGAACTGAAGCGGTACATGGAGGACGACCTGTCATGAACCTCTACGCGCTGCTCATAGTCCCGTTCGTAGGCTTGTGGATTTGCGCGATCCTGCGATGGCCGCGAGCAACACTTCTCGCGTTCGCGCTCGCCTTCATGGCGGGCTGGGCAATCTTCAAGATGACGAGGATACAATGACAACCCAAGGCAGAGGCATGCTCAAGCGGATCAAGCTCGATCCATCGCAGCGCCGCTACTGGCAGGATACGTTGGCGGCACTCAGTTGGATCGCGCCGGGCTTCGTGCATGTGATCTATACCATGCTGAACAACACGGGCGACGACGACGTCGCGCTGTTCACCGAGGACGGCATCATGGCCAACCACACGGGGGCGACCGATGGCTGGCAATTGATCTTCAATCCCACACGGTTCTTCAAGTATGACCTGATGGAGCGCTGCTTCATCGTCCTGCATGAGGTCATGCATGAAGCGCTCAACCACGTCCGCATGGGCTACCACTTCAAGCAACGCGGCGTGATCACAGTCGGCGGCAAGTCGCTGCCGTACAGCCACGACTTCGCCAACATGATGCAGGACTACGTGATCAACGCCATCCTCGTCGCATCGAAGCTGGGCAAGTTCAACAAGGACTGGCTGCTCAACACCGGCATCGCCGACGAGAACTCGACGTGGATCGAGACCTACTTCAAGCAATGGGTGAACGTGAAGGTCCTGACGGTTAACGTGAACCTGAACGGCGGCGTCTACTGGGGACAGATCGGCGTCCATCTCGATCCGCACCAGACCAGCGGCAAGGAGGAAGTCCCGGCGCGCAACGATCAGGCGTGGGAGATCGTCATGAACCAAGCGGCCGAGATACAGCGGGCGCAGGGCAAGATGCCTGCGGCGCTGCAGCGGTTCTTTGACAGCATCCTCAAGCCCAAGGTCGACTGGACCGACCATGTGCGCGGGCACATCACCCGCATCATGGGCTCCGGCGCGTACGACTTCCGCAGGCTCGACCGGCGGCTGGTCACACGCGGCGTCGGCGCACCGGGCATGAGCGGTCACGGGGCCGGGCTGGTGGTGATCGGCGGCGACACGAGCATGAGCGTGTTCGCGTCGGCCGACCGGGTGCACCGCTGGATCGGCGAGATCGCCGGGATGATCGAGGACGTGCAGCCCGAGGAGACGCACGTCGTATGGTGCGATACCGTGGTCAAGCGGGTCGACATCTGCACCGACGTGACCGACGTCCGGCACATGATCTATCGCGGCATCCCCGGCGGCGGCGGCACGATCTTCATGCCGGTCTTCAAGTACATCGAAGACAACGACCTGCGTCCTGATGTACTCCTCTACTTGACAGATGGTGACGGCACGTTCCCAAAGCACGAGCCCGACTATCCAGTGATCTGGGGAGACATCAGTGGCGAAGCGCAAAAATACCCGTTCGGTTCAGTCGTTCATATCCCGGGAGATTAACCGGGAGATCGTCAAGGCTCCGGTCGTGGTGACCCGCGCGAACGCTGCGTTCGCGCGGCTCTGCCATCCCACGCGGTACGGCGTCTATTACAACAAGGACGACGCGGTCAACCCATGGGTCGAGCACGGCTACACGCGCTGGACGATCATGGAATGGGAAGGCTTGTTCGGCGCAGCGTTCGATCAGGCGGGCTCAGACCCGACGCACGATCCCGAGCGCAAGTGGGAGTTCTTCGGCTACACGATCCCGCTCTACAACGATCCCAAGACTTGACATACTAGCAGGGATACGGTAAATAGAAAGTCAGCGTGGAGGCACGCATGGCGAGGAAACATTTGACTATCCCCGAGTGTCGAGGCGCGTTGCGCGTAATTGCCAGAGACTTGCGTAACCTTGGTAACCCGATTACAGCTAGGCGTATAGAAGGGGTGATACTGCAAATGGTACGACGACCCGCCGTCCGCACCACACCTATCAAGCACCGACCGCTGACGCCACGCCTCAGGGCGGCGATCCGCAATTACGCGAAGCTGCAGCCCGACGCTTCGCAAGTCCAGATCGGCCGGAAGTTCGGCGTGAACCCCGGTCGTGTGTCCGAGGCTCTTGCAGGCAAACGTAGATGATCACGCCCCGGGCGTGACAGGAGGAAACAATGCCTATCTCCGCCAAGCCAACGCATCCTACCCCGCTCTCGCCCGCCGAGGCTGCTGTCCCGCGCAACACGGGCGGCAAGGGCTGGCAAGCCGGAGGCCGCTTCGTCTGGGTCTCGCACTTCGGCAGCAAGCGCACCAACACCGGCAGCCGCGAGGGCGGCAAGGGGCGCGGCAACCTGATGGGCAAGGCCGCGCCACCCGCCAAGTCGACCATCGTTCCCCACTGGGCGCGCAAGTATCAGGAGTAGCCATGACCAAACGGAAGATACATCCACCCTTGAAGAACAAGATGTTGCTGGCGATCATGAACGCCATCGACCGCATGGAGACCAAGCAAGTGGCGCTGGCGAAGCAACCCTTCTCGATGCAGGACCTGCTGACCCTGTTCATCGACCCAGCGATGCACGAGCCACTGACCTACGCGTATCGGGTGTGCGAACCCAGCGGGCATACGCAGGACCTGTTCGTCTTCCGCCCGCTCGGGCCGGAGCACAACGCAGGCTCGGCGTACGTCCGCTTCTACTGGCATGGCACCATCGAGAACGGCTTCTATGTCCCGTTCGACAAAGGGGCGCAGAAGCGCTACCCGGCAACGATCCGCGATGAAGCGCCCGCCGAACTGGTCGAGCGCTTCCACCAGTCCGCTGGCGATCTCGTCGACATCCACTACAGCTTCTCGCTGGTGCGGCGCGCGCTGCACGGGCTGAACGTTCCCGGGGTCTGTCCGTCGATAGCCTCGCTTCGCTACCACTGGCCATGTATCGTGCCGCTGTTGAACGCGGCACGGTATTCACCCATGGCCGAGGAACTGATCCATCACAACGTCAAGGAAGGCGACCGGGCGCGGCTATCGCCGACGCTGCGACGGCTGCTCGGGCCGTCCAACCAGACGGTGGCTCGGCACCAACTGATCGACGAACTGGAGCCACCGACCCAGCCGCCGGTCGCCTACGAACTGCAACACGACTTCAAGCAATCCTGAGGTTGGCGCATGGTCTCCGTCACTGCATATCTTTCCGGTGCGGAGACCATGCCGCAATCACGCCCCGGGCGTGACGACTTAGAATTTTGGTTCGTCGACTTCGAGACATTTTACTCATCCGATTACACACTGCGCTCGCTCGATCCTCCCAGTTACATTCTGGACCCCCGCTTTGAGGCGATCTGCCTCGGCGCGGCACGCGGCTTCACCGAGCCGCCCCGGATCGTCGACGGCCCAGACATCCCCCACTTCCTCGCCAACCTGCCACCCAACGTGGCGATGTGCTCGCACAACGCCCTGTTCGACATGGCCATCCTGTCATGGGTCTACGGCTACGTGCCGAAGCTGATCGTCGACACCTTGGCGATGGCCCGCACCCTGCTGGCGCACATCCTGAAGCGGCTCGATCTCGGCACCATCGCCCGGCACATCGGGCTGGTGAAGGGCGACATGGTGCAGAAGGTCAAGGGCATGACCCGCGCCGACATCATCGCCAACGGCCTGTGGGATGACGAGGTCTCCTACTGCCTGCAGGACACTGCGATCTGCCGCGCCATCTTTCTCCACCTGCTGCCGCTGCTGCCGCCCGAGGAACTGATCCTGCACGACATCATTGCTAGGTGCACAATAGAACCGGCACTCAGGCTCGATGTCGATCTGCTGTACCAGCATCTCGGCGAAGTCCAATGGGACAAGCAAAAGCTGTTCATGCACGCGATGTTCGCCGGGCTGGAGGACAAATCCCAACTCATGAGCAACCAGCAGTTCGCCGAACTGCTGCGCAACTATGGCGTCGAGCCACCGATGAAGGTCAGCAAGTCGACCGGGCTGATGACCTTCGCCTTCGCCCGCACTGATCCGGCCTTCCTCGAACTGATCGACCACGAAGACCCGCGCGTCGGTGCGCTGGTCGAGGCAAGGCTGGGCCACAAATCCACCATCGAAGAGACGCGCACCCAGCGCATGCTCAACATCGCTTCGCTCGACTTCCCCCACCATGGCGGCACGGGCGTGATGCCGATCCCGCTGATCGTCGGCGCGGCGCACACCCATCGGCTGGGCGGCGGCTGGAAGCTGAACTGCCAGAACTGGGGGCGCACGTCGCCGATCCGCAAGTCGATCAAGGCACCGCCCGGCCATAAGCTGGTGGTTGCCGATGCCCGCCAGATCGAGTGCCGGACCAACGCCGAGTTCTGCCATCAGGAGAACTTGCTGGAGGAGTTCCGCCGCAACGAGGACGTCTACCTCAACTTCGCCAACGAGATCGGCGTGATCCGCTTCATCGGCAAGATCGGTGTTCTCCAACTCGGATATCAGGCGAGCGGCGGCCGGTTCCAGCAAAGCGTGTGGGTCGAGAGCTTCAAGGCGGGCGGCGATCCGGTGTGGCTCGACGACATCGAGAGCGAGCGCGTGGTGCAGGGGTTCCGCCGCCGCTACAGCCGCATCAGGGACATGTGGTACTGGCTGCCGCGCATGTTCGGTATCCTCGCTGGCCACGCCCCGCCGGTCGAGTACGGGCCGATCCGGTTCGAGAAGGGCCGCATCGTCGGACCGACCGGGCTGTGTCTGTACTATCCGAACATGCGCTACGAGGACGGAGAATGGTTCTTCGACCAAGGTGGCGTGAAGACCAAAATTTATGGCGGCAAGATGCTGGAGAACATCATCCAGTTCCTCGCCCGGTGCAACACGATGTCAGTTGCCGTGCGGCTCAAGAAGCCGCTGCTGGAACATAGTTCCCGCTTGACACATACATCCCATGACGAGTTAGTATACGCCGTGCCGGACAGGTTCGTAGACACGGTCAAGCCAATCATCCACGCCGAAATGTGCCGCCCCCCGCTCTGGATGCCGACCATCCCGCTCGACTGCGAGATCGGCGTCGGCGATACCTACGGAGAAGCCAAGTGACCATGCAGCCCCGGAACTGGTTCAAATGCGACCGCTGCGGCGACGAGGCATACGTCAGCTTCGGCAACACGCCGACGACCGTGCGGAACCTGCCGCCGGAAGGCTGGGTTATGTTGCGAACCGGGGACGATCCGTCACAGCCTGCGCAGCACCTGTGCCCGCCATGCTCATTCGGATTGACCGGCTACCTCAAAGGGGGATCGCTCGGCCAAGCGAGCGGTTCATGATGACCTCCCGGCAGCCTGCCTTCCCCTCATCTACCGGCTGCCGGGAGGATTTTTGTCACGCCCCGGGCGTGACGTGAGTACGACTGGTGTCATTAGGAACTGGGCCCGGTTCGTAGAAACCATGGCGTCGAGCATTAGGGACACATCCATGAGCACCACAACCTTCGACGGCCGACCTATCGAGAAGCCGTTCGCGTGGTCGTTCAGCGCGCTCGACAACTTCGAGACATGCGCTAAGAAGTACTACCACGGCAAGATCAAGAAGGACTTCCCCGACAAGCCCGGACCCGACGCGTCGTGGGGTCTCAAGGTACATGCCGCGATGGCCGACCGGATCATGAAAGCGAAGCCGTTGCCCGACGGCATGCAGCAGTGGGAGAAGTGGGCGGACTGGGCGATGGAGAACAGCGACCGCACGCAGGTGATCATGCGCTGCGAGCACAAGCTGGCTGTTACCGAACGCCTGCAACCCTGCGAGTACTTCGACAAACAGTTACAGCCGTGGTTCCGCACCGTGGCCGACGTGATCAAGATCAGGATGCCGTACCTCAGGATCATCGACTGGAAGACCGGCAACTTCAAGGAAGGCAGCGACCAGCTTCTGCTCACCGCCGCCACCGCGTTCGCCCACTATCCCGAGGCGACGCATGCCCTTTGCCAGTTCGTCTGGCTGAAGGACGACCTCAAGACCGAGGAACTGTTCGCCCGCTCCGAGATGCCCTACCTGTGGGCACGTTACGCCCCGCGCGTGACAAGGATGAAGGAAGCGGCGCTGACCAGCGAATATCCCCCCAACCCGAGCGGCCTATGCAAACGCCACTGCCCGGTGACTTCATGCCCCTACTTCGGCAAAGGGTCCTACTGATGGCCCGGCGCGAGGTTCTGGAGCGCGAGATCAAGAAGCGCATCTCGGCGTACCTCGACAGCCTGTCGTCAGCGAGCGTGCCGGTGTACTACCGGATGCACGTCCCGTTCGGGTACGGCAAAAAGAGCATCGACTACGAAGGCTGCATCTGCGGGCGGTTCTTCGGGATCGAGGCCAAGTCGCCAGACAACGCCGCCGGTCTGACGGTCCAGCAGCGAGACACCTGCTTGGACATTCTGGCGGGCGGCGGCAAGGTGTTCATCATCTCGGACCATGTCGGTCTGAGCGCGTTCATGCGGTGGGTAGAGCGATGCTGCAGAACCTGAGGGCAATGGGCGTCGCGGCGCACCCGCACATCTCCCAATCCAACTACGACTGGTGCGGCGGCAAGCCGTTCGACATCCAGAAGAAGACGGTGGAATTGCTGACCGAGCATCCACGCGCCTACGTCCTCAACTCTATGGGCACCGGGAAGACGAAATGTGCGCTCTGGGCCTTCGATTATTTGCGGCGCTCGACTTCCTGTCGGCGCATGTTGGTCGTTGCACCGCTGTCGACGCTGCGCTTCACTTGGGGCCGCGAGATTTTTCTGACGACGCCGCAGTACAAATTCAACGTGCTGCATGGCACCACGGAAAAGCGCCTGAAGCTGCTGGCCGAACCCACGGACATCTACATCGTCAACCACGACGGCCTCAGGATCATCGCCGACGCGGTCGCTAAGCGGCCTGACATCGACGTCATCTGCATCGACGAACTGGCGACCTACCGCAACCGCACCAAGAAGACCCGGATCGCCGAGGACCTGTGCCGACGCAAGCCCATCGTCTGGGGCATGACCGGCGCGCCCACCCCCAATGCCCCGACCGACGCCTTCCAGCAGGCGAAGATCATCACGCCCCATACAGTGCCCAAGTACTTCGGCTCCTTCCGCGACGCGACCATGTACCGGATCAACCAGTTCAAGTTTGCGCCGCGCCCGGGGGCGCGCGAGACCGTGCTGGCGGCGCTGCAGCCCAACGTGCGCTTCACGCTCGACGACGTGATGGAGTTGCCGCCCTTCATTAGCCGCGTCACCGACGTGGACATGGGACCGAAGCAAGAACAGATATACAAGGCGGTGAAGAAGGACTGCTATGCGCTGCTGCAGCAGGGCAAGATCAAAGCGGCGAACGCGGGCGCGGTCATGTCCAAGCTGCTGCAGATCAGCTTGGGCTGGGTCTATCTCGATGACAAGAGCGTCGCCCAACTCGACAACGAGGCACGCAATCAGGCGCTGCTCGATACGGTGCAGGCGGCCGAGCGCAAGGTGCTGGTGTTCGTGCCATTCAAGCACGCGCTGCGGGGCATCCATAACCTGCTGGGCAAGAATGCGATTAGCAACGCAATGGTAAGTGGTGATACGCCACTGAAGGAACGCGACGAAATCTTCCGCGCCTTCCAGTTCGGTGACGATCCCAAGGTGATCGAGGCGCACCCCGAGTGCGTCAGCCACGGCATCACGCTGACAGCGGCGGACACTGTCATCTGGTACGGGCCGATCACGTCGACCGAGATTTACGATCAGGCGAACGCGCGCATCCGCCGCGTCGGCCAGCACAGCAAGCAACTGTTCCTGCACCTGCAGGCCACGAAGTCTGAGCGGCACATCTACAATCTATTGATGCGCAAGATCACCATACAGGACGAACTGCTCAAGATGTTGGAACGGGAGAGCGCGCCATGAACGACAACACGCTCAACGAGATGATCACCAGCTACATCGCCCTGCGAGACAAGAAGGCGTCCATCGAGAAAGAGCAGAAGGCAGTGATCAAGAACTACGACGATGCGATGGACCAGATCGAAAACTTCTTGATGGGACACCTGCGTCAGCAGAAGCTGACCAACATGGCTTGCGAGGCAGGCGTCGCCTTCATCAAGCGCAAGCGCAGCGCGACTGTCGGCGATACCCAGACTTTTCGTGAGCACGTAATATCAACAGGGAACTTTGACTTGTGTGACTTTCGTGCTAAACCTGAAGCCGTCGAGGACTATGCCAAAGACCATGACGGCGAGGTGCCACCCGGCGTCAACTTTCGCACCTACGATGCCGTTCAAGTAAACCGCAAATAAGGGAGCGTCCCATGAGCAACGGCGAACTGACGATCTTCAAACAGGGCGGGCAGGTCTCGACGGCCTTCCAAGGCGTGACCCTGCCGAGCCAGCGGCTCGACGATGGCGTGAGCGCAGGCTTCGCCAAGCTGAGTTACAAGGGCTCCAAGTGGGGCATCAAGTATCAGGGCGCGTATCATCCGGTGCAGGCCCGCATGCCGGACGGCACGATCATCCAGTCGCCCTTCCTCGACGTGGTGATCCTGCGCGCCGCCGGGCATCCGTCGAAGGCGTGGTACGAAGGGCTGTACTCGGAAGGCGACAACTCGCCGCCCGACTGCTGGTCGACCAACGGGCTCAAGCCCGATGTCGGAGTGCCGAAGATACAGTGCGCCACCTGCATCGGTTGCCCGTGGAACGTGTGGGGCAGCAAGGTCAACCGCGATACCGGCGAGGCGACGCGCGGCAAGGCGTGCATGGACAGCAAGCGGCTGGCCGTCGTGCCGGTCGGCGACATCGAGAACAAGTACTACGGCGGGCCGATGATGCTGAACGTGCCGCCGACGTCGCTGAAGCGGCTGGGCCCCTACCAGAACGCGCTGGAGGCGAACACCATCCACTATACGCAGGTCTGGACCCGCATCACGTTCGAGGGTCAGTCGGCCTACCCGCTGTTCATCTTCGACGCCATGCAGGCGCTGAACGACGTGCAGGCGGCGCAGGTGGTCAAAATGATGAACCACCCGCTGATCGACCGCATCCTGAACACCGAGTTGCGCACCGCCGAGGCGTGGGACGATCCGTCGATCCAGCCGCAGGGCCAGCCGCAGCAGACGGCGACGGTGCACCAGCTTCATCCGCAGGCTCAGGCGCAGCCCCAGCCGTCGGTGATCGTCACCCCGCCGCCCGCCCAGCAGCCCGAGGACGATCTCAAGCCGCCGGGGTTCCTGCAGCGCCAGCCCGAGCAGCAGGCTCCTCCGGCCCAGCCGGTCGCACCCCCGCCGCCCACGGCCGCCGCACCCCAGACCCCGGCTCACCAGCCCGTGCAGGAGGTCATGCCGCCGCCTGCCCATCAGGCTCCGACCCTGCCGCCGGGTATGACCCTGCCGCCCGGGATGACCCCCGAGATGGCCGCCGCGTTCATGGCCCAGATGCAGCCCAAGGCGACCAGCCGGGGCCGGGGACGGCCGCGCACCCCACCGGTCCAGCCGACCAACATGGACAGCAGCCAGCCTCAGGCGGCTGCCGAACCGGCTACCCCGGTGGCTGCCGCCACCATGGTGACCCCCAGCGGGCCGCCTGCCGCCCCTCAGGCGAACGGCGCAGCCGCGCCTGACGCCGCCGTGTCGTCGATCATGAGCACGGTCAAGAACCTGCTCTAGCTGATGTCCCTGTCACACTGCGCAGTTAATTGCGCAGTGTGACCGTCCTTCGAGGGGAAGGTCGATGTCGGATATCGCCAAATTTCTGGCACGCGTAGTGCCGTGGCCATCGGCGTCGGTGGCGGGCTTCGTCAACGTCCACTGGCCGTTCATTGGTCGAGACGGTAAAGACCATTGGGCCGGACAGGCGTTCACCGACCAGCAGACGGCGACGAAGTACGTCAACGGCATGTTGCGGAACAGCAAGGACCTGTTCCTGTGCATGAGCCTGCAGCGCAACGCCCAGCAGCAGAAGCCTAACGCTCAAGGGAAGCTGCGCCGGAAGGCGGTTCGAGCCAGTGCGAACGCCATCTTCCTACGGGCGTTCTGGCTCGACGTCGATCTGTGGAAGCCGGGCGACCTCAACGATAAGAAGTATCGCACTACTGACGAAGCGCTGAAGGCGTTTGTCGAGTGGCGTCAGAAGACTGGCTTACCGCCTGTCAGTCTGATCGTGTTCACTGGCTCTGGTGGTTTCCATGTCTACTGGGTGCTGCACGAGCCGATCACGGTCGAGGCGTGGCAGCCCATCGCCGAGGCGCTGAAGGCCGCCTGCCAGCAGGGTGGGTTCGAGGCGGATCACGGTCGCACCGCCGTCCCGGCGCAGGTGCTGCGCATCCCCGGCACCAGCAACCACAAACATAACCCTCCGCGTCTAGCGGTAATCGCGCACGAGGGACCAGACATCGCGCTGGCCGACATCGAGACGCCGCTGTTGACTTATAAGTCAACTCACGCCCCGGGCGTGACATTCGTCAATCCCCGTCAGATGTCGTTAAAACTCGGCAGCATCTCCCCGGCGTTCGCGGGCGTCACCCTGCCCGGCCGCCTCGATGCCGGGCTCGACGCCTACGTGCCGACCATCGAAGAAGTCGCCGACGAGTGCCCGTGGGTCGACGCTCTGCTGCAGACCGGCGGCGCGCAGCGCGGCGAGAACGAATGGCGCGAGAGTTTGCGGGTCGCCTACTATGTGCAGGATGGAGCCGAGGTCGCGCACGAATTGAGCGACGGCCATGCGACCTACGCCGAGCAGGACACCGACGCCAAGTTCGCTGCCATCGAGCACAGCCACGGCAACGGCCGGATCGGCTGGCCGCAGTGCCGCACGATCCACGATATAGGCGCTGGCGAATGCAAGTACTGTCCGCACCTACCTAAGGGCAAATCGCCGCTCAACTTCGCAATTCCCAAAGCCGTCGTCGCGGTTGCCGCTGCGACCGCAATTGCTGTTTCCCCCATAACGTCGGCCATGCCGACCCAGCCTGAGTGGTTGCCGCCGTCGTACTACCATGACGCAAGGCGCTGTATCTTTCGGGAGATCGAAGACCCGAAGGAAGAAGGCAAGTTGCTCCGCAATGAAATCTTCCCCTTGCCGCTCTATAACTTCCACGTCTACGACAAGGCGGCGGTCGGCGGCAGGCATGTACTGGACTTCGATTGCGCGGTCACGTCGATTATAATTAGGAGGGTAGAGGCAATTAGCTTCACCGATATGATCGACCTTCGTAAGTTGGGAGAGAAGCTGACCGACTACGGCATCCCTGCGCTCCCGCACCAACTCCAAGATTTGAGGACGTTCATGGTCTCGTTCGTGCAGAAACTGGAGCAGGCCAAAGGTCGGGTCACAATCTACCGTAGCGCGCCATTCGGCTGGCTGGAAGTCGACAGAAAGGTCGCTGGCTTCGTCTATAACCGCAAGCTGTTCAATAGCAAGGACCCGGTTCCGATCCAACCACTGCGGTCGGTGGCGGGCATGGCCTACGAGCCAACCGGCGATCTGGCGGCGTGGAAGAACGTCATGAAGTTGATCACCGATCAGAAGCGGCCAGAACTGATCGTGCCGATCTGCGCCAGCATCGGCACCCCGTTGCTTCCTATGACAGGCATCGACGGCGCGGTTCTTCACCTGTGCGGCCCTAGTGGCAGCGGCAAATCCCGAGCCTTGCAGTCCGCACAGTCGGTCTGGGGGAGCCCAGCGAAGATCAGCAACTATGATGACACGGTGGCCAACATCGACCTCAAGCTGCAGCAATTGCACAACTTGCCCAAGGTCTACGATGACGTGTCCTTGACCATGGACAAGAAGCTGATCGGCCTGTTCATGCGTGTCAGCATGGGCGTAGGCCGGGGTAAGGCGCAGCGCAGCGGGCAAGACATCGCCGAGAGCCACGATTGGTGCACGCTGATGATATCGGCATCGAACCTTGAAGTGCATGCCCACATCAATGAGTTCGAGACGACCAACGTCGCCGCGATGAACCGAGTGTTCGAGTACCATGTCGGGAAGAACAAAAGCCGGTTCGGCATGCTCGACACGGGCTCCGAGGCGGAGCGCATGTATGCTTTGCTGAAGCGAAACTATGGTGTCGCCGGATTGGAGATTGCCAAGTATTACGGCAACAACCATGACAACCTCGACATGGTCGTCGCCAAGCTGTGCCAGATGGTCCACCAGCGCGGGCAATGCGGGGACGACGACCGCTACTACATTCCGATCATCGCAGTATCTCTTGCTGGTGCGCTCGTGGGCACCAAGTTGGGGTTGATCGACGTGGATACAGATCAGTTGGAAGGTTTCCTGATCGAGCAACTGCAGGAGCAGCGACGGCAGCGTAAGTCGTCGTCTAGCAATCTCACCGAACAGGCGAACGTCGAGGGGTTGATCAGCGAGTTTGTGAAATCCTGCCGCGACCGGACCCTGATCAGTGACACGGTCTGGACCCTCCAGTCACGTCCGCCGACTACCTACAAGCCGACTTGGCTCAATCAGTTTGACTTCAAAGGCCAGCAGATCGACGTTCGCGTCGCGCGCGACGACAAGATCGTCCGGGTGTCGATGCCCGCGCTGAATGACTGGCTGAAGAAGAACAGGCACATGACCGTCGGCAACCTCAAGCCCGCCATCAAAATGCTGATGCCGAACACGCGCATCAGCCAGTTCGATCTTGGCCACGGTTTCAAGAACCTCCAGCAGCCGCGCATCTGGTGCCTTGAGATCGTCGACCCGACCTTCTGGGACTTCAACTAGAGGAAGAAGCGATGGACGTACCCTACCGAGTAGAGCCTGCCCACCGCAGCGCCGACCGGCCGCTGTCCTACGAGATCGTCACCGCCCGCGACGGCGTGCTGTGCAGCAGCCCCGACATCGTGTTCCTGCATCGCCTTGTCGACCTGCTGAACGCCGACGAAGCTAGTCGACTTTCCGGTAAGTCCCGTCCGCCTGCCGCTTGATGTGGATCGGCACGTAGCCGGGATCGTGCAGGAAGGACTTGTCGGCCCGGTTGTCGTGCACCGACCGGGGCCGCCAGTTCGAGGGATCGTTCGACCCACCCGCCGCCAGCGGCTTGATGTGATCGAGGTCCATCCCTTTGTACTCGGCACCCTCGCCGTACTTCTTGATCGCCCAGTAGCGCGCCTTCATCCGGGCGCGCTGCTTGGCGTTGTCGTACTTGGCGTACTCGCGGTCGTACGGCCGGTAGGTGTGCTTCCGCCCCGTGCCTTCCTGCGCCATCACTTCCTCTTGATCTTGCCGCCCTTCTTCATCGCGGCCATCTGCTTCTTGTCGAGGGCGATGTCGGCCTTCGACCCTTCCTTCACGCCCTTGGGATCGACGTCCTTGCCGGACTTCTCGAACGACTTCAGTGTCATCTTCGCCATCACTTGCTCCATGTTTTGTGGTTCATCACTTTGCCGCCACGCGCGAACAGTTGCTTGGGATCGTAGACGCCTGTGCGGATCGCGTCGCCCCAGTTGTCGACCTTGTGCCGTATCCGGCCTTTCAGATCGTCGGAGTACTCGTAGACCGGGCGGTTGTTCGGCGGGGCATCCGGCTTGGTCGGCGGGGTCTTGGGAACGCTGCCGCCATCCTCGAACCGGACGCCCTGCTTCTTGTCGGCGTTAACGAAGTCGCGGCCGACCTTCTGGCTGACGCCGCCGTAGCCGCCCGGTGTGTGGGCAGCGGCGCGCATCAGGTTCTGTTGGGGCTTGGATACGGTGGGCATGGTTACCTCCAGTGGTAGTCCCCGAGCCCGCCGCCGAAGAACAGCACCACGAGGACCAGCAGGATGATCAGGAACACGCCGGACGGCCAGTAGCCATAGCCGTAGCTGGTCATGTACGGCCACGACGGCAGGGCTCCGAAGATCAGGACCAGCAGCACGACGAGCACGAGGATGGCGATCATGTCAGTCTCCCTTGTCGACGCAGTGGCAGCCGACGTGCGTACCCCCAATTGATATCGCATACTTAGACCCGACGTTCCACTCGATCACGTTGCACTTGACCTCGTGCTCACACTTCAGGGTCGGCGTGACCTGCACCACGTCGACCTGCTTGGAACAGCCAGCGAGCATCAGCATGATCACGCCCCGGGCGTGACTAAGGGCTTTTCTTCCCACTCAACGCCTTCCGCACATTGCGGTCCGCGCCGACGTTGGACATGCCGCCGATCATCGCCGACACCTTCACGTCGGTGCCCGCTCCCTTCAGCGGCTTGTCGCTGATCTCCTTGGTCTTGGCCTTCTTGCCGACCCGGCTGCTCATGTCCCTGTCGGCGTTGCCGAACTTCTGCGCGACCATGGTTCCTCCTACTGAACGTTGTACATGCTGTAGCGCGGCATCAGCGTCTGATTGCGCCGGGACATCGTCACCCCGAGCATCGACGGGTCGGCGGTCTGCTTCGCGGCGTAGCGCTGGCGGGCCTTGTACAGGTCGCCGAGCGTCATCTTGCTCTCGGGCCACTTCGCATTGAAGCTGTCGATCAGGTTGCGGCCGACCGAGACCCGCTCCTTGTCGCTGGCGTTGGCGTAAATCTCGAACGCCCGGTTCTTGTCGGTCGAGATTTGCCGGATGTCCTCGCGCATCGCATGGCGCTTGTCGCCCGCCCGCTGCTGGCGCGAGGTCTGCGCGCCCAGCGCCTGCACGCCGGTCTCCCACCACTCGGGCTGGATGCCCTGCGGCAGGCCGGTCGGCGTCCTGAACTGCGGCCCACCCAACTGCCTGCGGAGCGCAGCCGACGTGTCGGCGATGGTCTTGACCGGCAGCAGGCGTTCCGCCCCGTTGAAGAACGAATGTTCCGCTTCGGTGTAGCGTCCGTTCACCAGATGGCCGACGCTGTTGGTCATGTCGCTCAGCCCCTGAATGGCGTCGACCGCGTAGCCCCCGGGCGCGCCCGCCACGAAGTGACCAGCCGCCTGCCACCAGTCGCTCGGCCGGTTGCCCAGCGCGCCGAAGGTCCACAGGCTGTCGTAGCCGGTGCGCTGGCCGATGCCGAGACCGGCGTAGCGGAAGCCGCCCTTGGACAGAAACTCGCCGAGGTCTGGGCCCAAGTACTTCAGCGACGCCTCGTAGGCCATGCGCTCGGCGTCGTCGCTGTTGAAGCCGGTGAACGGCGACATGACGTTGATCACCGCCTTGATCGGTTCGGTCGGCAGGCCGAGGTAGCCCGAGGTCATCACCGCCGTGCCGACCATGTAGGCAAGCTGCCGGTACGCCGCCGCCTTCTGCTCGGGCGGCAGGTTGCGGATGTGCGCCGTCGCCGCGCCGTAGATCGCCCGCATCCAGTGAGACGACATGCGCCCGGCGTAGCGCTTGAACTGGAACATCGGCCGGAACAGCGGGTTGTTGAAGATCGGAGCCGAGGCGTAGGCGTTGTAGTTGCCCGCCGTCTCGTGGACCGTCTTGCGGGTGTACTCCAGCGCTTCCTCGTGGCTCAGCGTCTTGCCGTTGACGCCGTGCTCCTTAGCCAGCCGGTAGGCCGCCAGTCCGATGCCCGCGCGGTTCACGCCTTCGATGTGGCTGTTGATCTGGCGCGACATGTGATCGGACCAGTCGAGGACGCTGCCTCTGCGCGACGGGTCGTACATCTGCTCCAGTTCGAGCCCAGCGTTGCGGTCCAACTGGCTATGCTGCTCCATGTGCTGCAGCACCTTCACCGCCTCGGGATCGTGGCGGACGTTGTCGATCAGCCTGCCGTACAGGTCGCCCTGCCGCAGCGCCGACCGCCACGGCCGGAACGACGGGGTGTCGCCGCCGATGAACGACTTGCCCGCTCCCTTGAAGCCCGCGCCGATGGTCTCGTACTTGCGCACGTCGCGGAGCGCCCGCCACAGCGCCGGGTAGGCACGCCAGCCGAACTGGCCCGCCAGCGCCGGAGCCGTCGCGGTCCACGGCTCGATGGTCTGCAAAATCCAGAAGAACGGCGACGCCAGCTTGTCGAGGTAGGACATGCGCAACAGCGTCGTCAGCTTCTTCGACCACCACGGATCGACCACCTCGTTGGGATGGCGCATCGCCCGCTTGTGCAGCGTCGCTTGGACCCGGGCGTTCGTGATACCGAACTTGCCCTGCGGATCGGTCGGCGACCCGTGGTAGCTGTTGTCCCTGACGTAGTCGTCCATGCCCTTCAGCGCGTCCGCCAGTTCGGTCCGGTGCTCCAGCCCGGCCAAGGTGTGCGCGGTGTTCTTGTGATACTCAAGGAAGTTGCGGATCATGTCCTTGCGCGCGCCTTGGGCGAAGGTCCGCTTCATCATGGTCGAGCGCGCCGACGTCGACATCATGGTGCGGATGCCCGCCTCCTTGAGATCGCGCAGCAACATTGCCCGGCTGGTCTCGTCCATGTCCCGGTAGCCTTTGCCGTTGATCACCCCGCGCTCCATCTCGCGGTAGATGCGGTCGGCCTTCGCCGGGTCGACGTAGGTCCTGTTGTGGTCGCGGATCGGCGCGACGTGGTTCAGCATCAGGTGGCCCAGATTGGCTTCGGTCTGCAGTTCGCGATGCCGGGCTTCGGCTTCGGCCTGCCGCTCGTGGAACTCCAGCAGCAGCGGGTTGAAGCTGCTGCGGTACTTGACGATCCCTTCGTCGCCCGCGTCCTTGGGCTTCACGCGCTTGGCCAGCCCCTCGGTGGTCGTCGTGTGGTAGCCCGGCTCCAGTTCGTCGCCGGTCGTGCGGGTGCGCTCGCCATACTCGGTCAGCAGGATCGGCTTGCCGTTGGTGTCGCGCATCATGTGGCCGTTCTCGTCCTTGGCGTAGACCACGTCACTGTTGCCGTTGAAGTGCACACCCTTGAACCGGGGGTCGTTCATGACCTCGCGGATGAAAGCGGCACGCTCCTCCGGGGTGTCGTGCTCGAACTCGCCGCTCGGCCGACCGTCGTCGCGAGCAATCTGAGAGCCGCGTCCCTTCAGGCTGTCCATGTCGTAGCGGGCTTCGGTCACCCAGTCGCCGCGCCGCATCGACGGAGCCCACACCGGCAAGGTGCGGAACATCGGGTTCGCCCTGATCTGGGCAACCTCGCGCCGGAAGTACGCGTGCTGCGCCGTGTCGGTCGGATCGTAGCCCGGCACGAACCGGGTCAGCGCCCGCTGCTCGCGCTCGCTGAGCGCCTTGTCGCCGTGCAGGATGTAGGTCATCAGCCGAGGCTTGATGCCGCCCGGCGCGCCGTCGGCGACCAGACCCTTGGCGTCGATCAATCCGCTCATGGTGTGCTGCAGCATCGCCTCGTGCTTGTCGTCGAACGACTTCTGCATGTCCTCCCAAAGCTGGTGCTGGACCGGCGTCATGGCGTCCCAGCGCGCCTTCAGTTCCGGGTACATCTCGCGCTGCTGGATGTGGGCGTCACTGTCGGTGATGTGGGCGTTGCGCCCCTCGCCCAGCGGATCGCCGCCGTGCATCGTGTAGTGGTTCGCCAAGTCCTGATAGTCCTGCAGTTCGTCGTACGCCCGGCTGTTGACCCGCTCCACATCGGACACCCGCTCGCCGAGCGCTTCGATCTCGGGGTTGTACTGGTGGCGGCGGCCGGTGGCATTGATGCGATCCAGCACCCCGCTGACGTTGCTTGCGTGCCCCTGCATGCCTGTGTCGCCCCGGTGCTCGACGTCGCTCAGGTTATGCAGGTCGAGCGGCAGGTTGCCGCTCTTGAGATAGGTCTTGAGCGCACTGAAGCGGTTGTTGGCGTCGGCCGACTTGCGCAGCGCGTACTCCTTCGCCTCGGTCATCGAGATCGGCCGGGCGACGTCGGTCGGCGTCGGGCGCTGCCGTCCACCCTCGCGGATGCTCTGGAACAGATCGAGCGAGTTGATCACCGCGTCGTTCAGCAGGCGCTTCTTGCTGACCAAGAAGAACAGTTTGGACATCGCCCGCTTGAGCAGGCCCAGCGTGCGGGCCAGCATGGTGGTGCGCTCGGCAGGGGGCGCGAACGCCTCGCGCTCGCCCCGGCTAGTCTGCACCCGCGACAGAGCGTCCATCAGCCTGCCGTCGTCGGAGTACAGGTGCGACAGGAACTCGTGCACGTTGCTGAGCGACTGCGGCAGGTCCTCGTTGCCCAGCACCGCCCGCAGTTCCGGGTTCGCGAACTCGCCGCGCGCGTTCCGGCCGTAGTACATGTCGGACAACGTCTGACGCACGGCGTCGAGACGGTTGGCGATCTCGGGGAACTTCTCGATGGCGACCTCGGTCATCGGGTGACCGAACTCGTGCAGCAGGACCTCGCGCAGCCGCGCCGGGTTGGCGGCTATCGTACGGTCGATCAGAATGCGATGAGTGCGCGCATCGTAGAACCCTTCGGTCCCCTCCGGCATGGCGCGCCGCTCGTTCGCCAGCCGCATCTGCTCGCCGGTCAGCATGACCACGTCGGCGTCGCCTGCGACCTCGTGGACGATGTCGAGGTAGTGGTTGCGCAGCACCGCCTGCTCGGATCGGTCGCCCGGGTCCGGCCGCAGCCGGAGATGCTTCAGGGCTCTGCCGTTGAGCAGGTTGTCGACGCTGCGCACCGTCGCCCCGGCGGGCAGGTGCGCGCGGTTGCTCAGGTCACCCGCCGGGTCGAGCACGCGGCCCAGCCCGTAGTCCTCGTTGACCATGCGCGGCGACATCTCCATCCGCAGCCGCCGGGTCTGGGTTTCGAGATCGCGCAGTTCCTCCTGCAGGGCCACCCGGTGTTCGGTGTTCTCCCGCAACTGGGTCGCCCGTTCGAGCGAGCCTTCCGGGGCCGTTGGGTACTGCGGGTCGAGTTGCAGTTCGTCGTTGATCTCCTCGGCCCGCACCTGCAGGTCGGCCATCCGCTGCTCGCGGTCCTGCTGCGTCGGCTCGCTCGGCTGTTCGTGCGCCAGCCTGCGCTTGGCGCTGTCCTGCCGCGTGCGGGCAAGCTCGCGTTCCCGCTGGATGCCTTCCGCCTCGGTGTCACCCGTCAGGAAGCGGTTCGCCCACTCCAACTGCAGCCGCCGCATGTGGGTGTGCATGTCGCGGTACATCCGGTCGTTCTGCAGATCGGTGAGCCCCGGGATGTTCTCCAAGAACTGGGTCGGGTCGTAGTCGCGACCGCCGATGTCCTCGATCCCCTCCTGCATGTCGAGCACGCGCGCAAGTTCGGACTTGAGTTGGCTGATCGACCGCTTGCGGTTGAACGTGGCGTCGGGCGACGTGTCGGTCGGCTTCTCCGCCTGCATCGCATCCAACTGCCGCTGCAGGTTGTTGGCGCGCTGCTTCAGCCAGTCGTATGCCTCCTCCTGCTTGTTGCGGCTGTAGACGTCGGCCACGTCGTACCGCCCTTGAGCCATCAGCTTCTCGCGCACGAGGACGTCGTGCATGACGTCGCGCAAGTGCTCCAAGTTCAGCAGCGCCAGCTTCTGGGGACTGTCCTTGGTACGGTCCACGCCGACCAACTGGCGCAGGGTCGCGGCCTGCTTCTTGAGATCGAACAGGCGGCCGTACCATTCGTACAGCTTGCTGCGCGTGCCCGGCACGCCCCAGCCCACCGGCTTCTCGCCTTGCGCCACCATCCGGTCGCGCGTGGCCTTCATCTCGCCGGTGATGCGATTGACCTGCTGCTCCAGCAACGACGCAATGGCGCGCCCCGCCTCCATCGCCCGCTGCTTGCTGATCTTCGTCGGGTCGGAAAAGATGTCGGGCTCGTCCTTCGACGGCGACGCCAGCAGCTTCTCGATGGCGTCGGCAGTCTCCTTCTGTCCCGACGTGTAGGCGTTCTCGATCACCCGCTCCCGCTCCCGGTAGGCTGGTGCCCGGACAGCCCGCTTGCGCGCCGCGTCGGTCTCCTTCCGCCGGGCTTGGTCGTGCAGGTAGAAGGTCATCGCGCGGACCTTGGGGTTCTGCGCGATCAGGTCCTTGAACGTCTTGTCGAGGATGTTCCGCGCCCGCGCGGTCCGTTCGTTGTCGGCGAGTTCACGGTTGATGCGCGCCGAAACTTCTCTGATCGTCGCGTCCTTGGCTTCTGCTTCGGTGACCGGCGCGCGGCGCGCTTCCTGCAACTCGATGTGCTCCTTGAGCCGCCGCGTTTCGGCGATCCGCTCAAGCTCGTGCGCCGAGATGCCCTCGGGCTCCTCGGGTTCCTCGCCGCGCTTGCGCGCTTCGTACTCTCGCTCCTGCCGCGCTTCCTCGGCCGCATGCTCCTCGGCGGTGAGCCCTTCGCGCTTCGGTTCGGTGATGATGCGCCTGCCTTCACCTTCCTGCGGTTGACGGACGTTGCGCCGGGCAGCCGCCAACTCCTCCTCGGTCCGGGGCTCGCGCGGCTCGGAGACCGGCGTGGCAATAGGATGTTCGACGTCAGTGAGAACTCGCGGCCCCCGTTCGTCACGCCCGGGGCGTGACACGCCTGCCGCTTCGTCGCGTTGCGCCGCCCGCTGGGCAGCCGCCTCGCGCTCCTCGTTGATCATCTGCTGTTCGCGCGCTTCGGCGCGCTGACGAGCCCGGCGGATCAGAGCCTGACCGCGCGTCGGCGTGCGCGGGCCGGTCGCCCGCAGCGGCTCGCCGGTCAGACTTGCCATGCGAGCGGCTGTGCCGGGGGCGAAGCGGCCTTGTGGTGTCAGGCCAATGTCTTCCAGCCGTCCTTTGCGCGGCCGTCCTGCAGCGCCGCGCAGGTAGGGCTTCTCCTCTGAAACCGGCCGGGCTTCGCCGTACTCACCCGTCGGCTCGCTCGGCCGGTTCAGCGGGCCTTGGTAGCCGCGCCGCTGCTCGGGGGTTAGCGCTTGCTCTTGCGCCCGGTACGCTTGGTCTTCGACGTCCGACGAGAGGCCCCGGTACGCTTCGGGCGGGACTTCGCGGCGGTCTTGCGCTTGGGCTTCGGCTTGCGGCCTAGAGACGGGGGCATGGGGTTCCTGTTCTGCTGGGGGAGCGATGGGCTCCGGTTCGGCGATCCGCGCGCCTTCGCGGCCGAGCAGAGTGTCGATCACCCCTTGGGGATCACGCGCCACCGCATCCACGACCGCGCGATGATCCTCGGGGGACAAGGTATCGCGCATCACGCGCTTCATCGACGGATGAAGCCTGTTCCACATAACTCTGGATACACCTTTGTCAAGTGCGCTCTGAATGGAAGATGCCCACTGTTGGCGCACTGCATGAGGCACGCTCTGCGCTATCGCTTCCAGCGGCGACGGCGGCGGCTTGTACAGATCGTCGGCGGCGGTGTTCTCCGGTCCTTCCGGCCAGCGCTGCTGCCACTGCGGGTCATGCGCTGCCGGAGGCGGAGGCGGCTTTGGCGGCTCCCTGAAATCCTCCGGCCCCCACTGGCCCGGCGGACGCGGCGGCGTCACCGGAGGCCGGGGAGACGGCGTGGTCATGTCACTCCAATCCTCCCGCCCGGCCGGGGGTGCCGCCGGTTGTTCGGGCATTCCCGGCCGCTGCGGCTGCGGCTCGGTCGGTCTCGTCGGCTGCTCGGTCGGCTTCGGCTGAGCCAACTGGCTGGTCGCTGCCGCCGTGATGTCCTCGCCCAGATCGTTAGCGTCCGTGGTGCCCTTGACCGTCGCCGGTCGCGTCGGTCGCGTCGGCGTCCCTTCGTATGCCGCCTGCGGATTGTCCGGGTTCATGATCATCGCCGCTTCTTCCGGCGACACCGGCCGAGGCGTGCCCGGGTACTTGCGAACCTCCGCCGTCGGGCCGTACTCCCGGTACGGCCGTGCACGCGGACCGCCGATCAGACCCATCGGACCGAACACCGCCGCACCCTCGCCCGCTTGCGCCGCGACCGTGCCCCAGTCGATGCTCTTGTTCGGATCGAGGTTGGTGCCCTGCATCTGGCTGGACAGTGCGCTGCCACCCTGCTGCGCAGCACCACCGAGCGCCGCTTCCACGCCCCCCACCCCCGCGCGCTGCGCCATGCCCTTCGTCGACAGGGCGTCGAGGTTCTTCAGCACGTTAGTGGTCAGCCAGTCCCCGACAGTGCGTTGCGCGGCTCGGGTCAGCAGGACCTTGGCCGCGCCCGCGCCAATCGCACTGCCCGCCACGTTCGGCAACGCCGTCAGCAGGTTCTTCATCTTGGTCGGGTCGTTGTTGCGAGCGAACAGGTTGTCGCGCGCTTCGTCGTCCGACACACCGTTGGAAATATCCTGTGCGTAGCCCGGGTCGTTCTTCAGGTCGTCGGGCGTCGCTTCCCTGATCCGCTTGTGCAGTTCGGCCTGCACCTGCCCATAGCCGATCCCGGCAGCGACGAACGGCGCGGCATAGCCGGTCGCTGCCACAGGAGCGAACGGCACCAGCCCGGTGGCCGTCCGAGTGAGTTCGTCGACCGGCGTCTTGGTCCAGCCGTGCGCCTCGGGGTGTTCCTCGCGATACTGCCCCGTCGCCGACTTGCCGCTCTTGAGCCATGTGTCGAGGTCTTCAAGTGCCGTCAGGTTCTCATTCTGCGTCTTCCTGTCCACCATGTCGGGAGCGGCCGTGCTGATCGCCGCCTTGGCCCCCGTCGTCGCTCCTGCAAGGCCGACCACGCCCCGCGCAACGTCGATGCCGGTGTCCTTCGCGTAGCCCCACAGGCCGCGCTCGGGCGGCGGCTTATCCTCGGGAGCGGTGTTCGCCCCCATGCCAGCGGTGTTGAACTGGAAGTCGTCGTACGGCGTCTTGTCAGCCATGGATCAACCCGTCGGTGGGAACGAGAACGGGATATTCTCCTCGGGCACCTTGTAGGTCGGCGCGAGGTCGAGGATCGCCTTGCCAGCCCGAGAACCCAAGTTCTTCTTGGCCGTCTCAAGCTCTTTGTCCTTCCGGCCCTGCTCGGTCTGCAGCTTCTGGTATCCGGTCCAGTTCTTCTTCTGCAGGGCGTGCACGTCGTTGAACGTGTTGCCGTTGACCAGAACCTTGTCGCCCGAATGCAGGGTCAGCACGTAGCCGCGCGGCCCATTCTGACGCGCCGAGAACTGCAGCGCGTCGACCCCGCTGCCGTGGTTCATCGGGCTCTTGCCGGTCGGCGAGATCGCCGTCAGCGCCAGCGCCGCGTTGGCAGCATCCTCCGCCGTCATGCCAGAGTTCTGCTGCCATAGATGCAGGGCGAGGCCGTGCAGCGGTGCGCGGTCCCGGTCGGTGTACAGGTTCTCCAGCGCCGAGTTCGTCAGTGACGGGTCCTTGTTGGTCTCGACGTCGGTGAACCGCTTGGCGATGAGGTCCTGCGTATCCTTCAGGTCGGCACCATGGGGCATCGTGCGCGGCTTGCTCTCGGTCGTCTGCAGGTCCTGCCCCTTCTCCATGCGCTCGCGCTTGTGCTTGAAGTCCTCGTCGAGCCCTTTGATCTTGGCGTCCCACCGCGCCTTCTGCGCCGCCAGCGCCGGGGTGACCGACTTGCTCCATTCATTCTTCGGCACGATCTTCTCGGCGTAGGCGAGGTAGCGCTCGCGCTCCTGCTCGTACTGATCGCGGATCATGTTCTTCGCCTGCTGGTAGCTCAGTTGGAGCCCCTGCGATTGGTAGTCTTCAATAGACTGCAGCGGCTCGCGCGGAGCCTTTTCCATCTGCTGTTGTTCCAACTCTTCGATGGTCGGCTGCTTCGGCTGCTGCGGTTGCTGCCCCGCCCCCGGCTGCTGCGTTTGCGCTGGCTGTGTTTGAGCAGGCGGGGGCGGGGGCTTCGGCCCGGCTCCGGCCTGAGGCGGCGGGGGCGGGGCTGGAACAACAGGACGGACACCCTGCTGCGGCGGCTGTGGACCGCCGCCGGGATGCACCGGGGCAAGCGCCGACGGGTCCGGCTCCATGTTCGGCTGGCCAGTCGGGGTCTGGGTGGCGCTCGCTCCTCCTGAAGCCTGAGCGACCTGTGGAGCGGGAGCCTGCGGGGCTGGTGCGGCCGGGGGTTGCGTCGGCCCAGCCGGAGCCGCTGAAGGCTGGGCCGCAGGACGGGTCGTACCCGGCACCTGCGGCTGGGTCTGTATCGCTGGAGCTTGGGGCGGTGGCGCAGCAGGCTGGGGCGGGTCGTAGCCCATCACGTCCCAACCGAGCTTGCCAGTCGCCATGCCGAGCGACAGGTTCATGATGGTCTGCTGGGTGAGCGGCATGCTCATCGTCGTCTTCCCGTTCTTGTCGAGGACGATGATTTGGTTGCCGTGCACCACGGCGTGCTTTTGGTCCGGCAGGTACTGGTAGCCTTGCGTCAGCAACTGCGCGGCCTGCTGCAGATTACCCGACTGCGCCGCCTTCGCAGCGGCGACACCGAAGGGGCGGCTCTGCTGTACGCCGAACTGGGCGACGTCGTACGCCGCATGGTCCGCCAACTCAGGATGGCCCTGCTGCATGTACCATTCGTGCGTCGACTTGATCGCCGCTTCCATGCGCTGCTGCGGCGTCATCGAGCCCTGCGGGTCGATGGTGCGCATCAGATCGCCCATGGTCTTGTTGTCCGGCGCGTCGGTGCCGTCGTAGACCTGCTGCGGGTGCTGCGCGCCGACCTGATGGGCGACCTTCACGGCCCCCGACATATAGTCGGTGCCAGTCTCCATGTGGCCGCCGGGCACCGGGTTCTCGACCCGGATCGTCTTGCCGTTCGCGTCCATGATCACGCGCTGGCCGACATGCGGCTGGGTGCGCCCCTCGCGGTCCACCGCTGCGATGTTGTCGGGATCGAGCGCGTCCTTGACCGGATCGTACGCCTCGTCGCGGGTCTGGTCGGTTAGCGCCTTCCACGGATGGCCAGTCGCGATGCCCTGCCGCTGGCCGCCGTCGCCGCGCTTCGCCGTCACCGTGATGGCAGGCAACTGGCCGCCTTTGGTTCTTGCCGCATAGCTCGGATCGTCTTGGTAGTACTGGTCCGGGCTGTCGTTTTGTGGGCGGTTGTCCGGCATCTCAGTCGGCCCGCCCGTCTCGCCGGGGTCACGCACCACTTGATCGGTCGGCACGTCGCGGCGTCCCGTCCGGTAGCCACCGGGGGTCGCGCCGCCGTAGGTCGCGCCACCGAACCTGTTGCCACCGAACCTGTTGCCGCCGGGGGTCGCGCCGCCGGGGGTCGCGCCGCCGTACTTGTTGCCGCCGTAGGTCCCGCCGCCGTAGCGCGGCTCCTCCTCGACCGGCACATCGGGTCCGCCGGACTGCAGCCACACCGGCTTGCCCTGTTCGTCGTAAACGACCCGCCCTTCCGGCGGCGTGGTGTCGCCGCCATCGGCGAAGCTGCGCACCGTGCCGCCCCGGCGGTAAGCCTGCTCCCGTCCCGTCGGCGGACCCGGCGGCGAGAGGTAGTCGTTCTGCTCGCGCAGCGACCTGTCGATGTTCGTGTTGTCAGGCTTGGCCGCTCGGTCGACCATCGCGTCCCGCTGCGCCTGCCACGCCTTGTCGACCGAGCCACCCTTGGCGAATTGTGGGGCCTGCTCGCGTCGATACACGCCCGTGTTCCCACGCTGCGACGGCGGGGTGATCTCGCCCTCACTGCGGTCCGGTCGGTCCGGCGTCCTGTCACCGTAACTGCGCTGCCGCGTCGGGTCCGACTTATCGACCGGACCGCCGTCGGCGAAGCGGCGCACCGCGCCGCCCTTGCGATAGCCCGCTCGTGTGATCGCACTCTCCGCATTGCGATAGTCGATCATCGACTTGGCTGCTTTCGAGCGGTTAACCGACATCATCGGATCGTGGTAATACTCCCAAGCAGGCGGCCTCACAGGACGACTACCTGCGGTCGACCGATTGACTTCCTGAGCGAGCGGGTCGTCATCGACAGGACCACCGTCGGCGAACTTGCGCACACCCCGCTTGCGGATGCGACCGCCCCGGCGCGCTACGTCCATGCCTGCACCAGCGTCGTAGCTCGACGTGTCCGGCGGGCTGTAGTCCGTCGAGATCGCCTGAGTGACCGGCGGCGCTGCAGTGTCACCGTACCCAGAACCCGGGCCATTCGTTCCTGCGCTGGGCTGCAGCGGCGTGGGATCGCCCGTCGCCGGTTGGGGGGAGAGGTCGGTCGACGGACCCCGCGTGATGGTCGGTTGCGCAGGCGCAGGCGGATTGCCCGCCTGCTTATTCATCTTGTTCGCCGCGTTGATGCCCGCCGTCATCATCGACGACATCAACTGCTGACGTCGCGCCTTGCCGCCCGAGGCGAACCGCTGCGGTGGGATTTTGCCACCGCGTGCGTCGGACGACACATCCGTCGGCGCGTCGGGCGTACTGTCGCCGCCGCCACCATCGCTGTTATTGTTGATGACCGTCGTGCCGCCGCTGTCCGGCGGAGGCGAGCCGACATCGCCATGCTGCGCGGCGTAGCTCATGAACTGCTGCGACCCCGGCGAGAGCGTCGCGCCGCCCGCGCCGCCACCGCCGCCTCTCGGCTGCCAGCGGTTCGCCTTGTTGGCGTTCGCCGACGCGAGGTTCACGTACGCGTCGGTCTTGGCTTTGTTGAGCCCGTAGGTCTGGCTGTACTTGTAGGCGTCGAGCTTGTTCTTCTCGCGGGCGATGTCGCGGGCATCCTTGCGGTCCTGCGCCTTGGATGCGAACTCCATCCAACTGTTGCCGATCTGTGCGCCCTTGGTGAAGTTGTCGACGAAGTGCTGGAGAGCCTTGCTCATGTGCGCGCTCCTTCCGACCGGAACTGCGGCGGCATCGTATCGAGTGCAGCCATCTGCTGGCCATCCATCGCGTGCTCCTCGGGCTGAGCCGGGGAGTTCTTCTGCTGATCGTTGTCCGCCTTCATGATCAGGTTCTGGAAGAACTTCTCGCCATACCAGTCGACTGTGCGCTCGGGAACCACGAACTCTCCGGCGTTCACCATGGCGTGCACATCGTCGGTATTCTGACCGCCGCTCGGCGACATGCTGGGATCGACGAAGTGCGAAGGATCGTCGCCACCACCGCCCATCGGTGGCGGCCCCGTGTCGATGGCCCCACCCTGTGCGTAGCGCGGGACGCGCCGACCCCGCGCCGGAATTTTACCACCCGTCGCAGCCGTCGCTGCCGCACCCGCCGCCTTGCCGAGGCTCGATCCGACCGCGCTGCCCATCGGGCCGAAGAACGATCCCGCGATGCCACCCGCCAGCGGCAGGATCGTGCTCATGAACCCGCCATCGCTGTTCTCGGCGTTCAGCTTTTGCGCCTGCAGTTCCTGATTGTAGGAGTTCGACATCGTGTTGCCCCACTGCTGCATGTAGGGCTCGGCCGAATTGTAGTAGCCCATCGACGGCGCGTACGCGCCCGCCGTGGTGGTGACCGCCGTCTCGGGGGCCTGCACCTGCTGGGTGCGGTTCGCCGTCGCCAGACCCGCCTGCTGGCCGCCCACGCCCGCCTCGCCCTGCTCGCTTGTCAGCGCGCCCGTCGTCACGTTGCGTGCCTCGGTGCGCGCCTGCATGCGGCCCTGTTCGGCCGCCGCCGTGGTCGCCGCCGCGCGGCCGATCCGCGCCTGCGTATCCAGCGCCGTCGAAGCGACGCCCGGCGAGATGCCCATCGACGTCTGCTTGCGCTGCTCGGCCTGCAGTTGCTGGTCGATGCCGGTCGCGGCGTCCGCGCCGTACTTGCCCGCGTAGCTCTCCTCGGTCTGCGGCAGGTTCTTGATCATGCGCGTCGCATCGTCGGCCTGCGCCTGATAGAGCGGCTGCGACTGCTGCTGCCAGTTCTGCATGGTCGTGTCGGACACACCCTGCTGCCCGGTCGCCGCCGTGCCTGCCGCCCCGCTGACCGTCTTCGCCAAGCTGCTAAGATCGAGCCCCTGCTGTTGCGCCCAACTGTAGAGATCGCGGCCGTAGCCGGTCAGCGTGTTGCCCGTCGCCGTCATCGCGGCGATGTAGTTGCTGTAGTCCGGCGGCTGGCCGACCGTCGCCCCGCCCCCGCCGCCGTAGCAGATGTTGCGATGCAGCCGGTAGTCGTCCGGTCCGTCGATAGGCTGCCAATTACGCATAGACATCCTCCCCTCGACGGTGGCCGTTAACCTGCAGGAAGCGCTTACGCAGGTTAAGCCATCGACAGTTCTCGCGCAGCATGGAAAACAGGATCAGGTCCCCGTCTGGGATGGCGTCCTCAATTGTGTACTCGTGCGTAAATCCCGCCCGCTGGACCTGCTGCAGGGAGGGGATATTGCTGGAACCAACCGTGCACAGAACCTTCTTCACACCCAGTTGCTCGAAGCAATAGTCGAACAGGACCCACATCAGGAGCGGGCTGCACCAGTGGCCGCCGACCCCCGCCATGTGGGTCATGACCGACGCCCCGGTGAAGTTGGTCAGGATGAAGCCGCCGAGGAAGTTGCCGTCGTGGTCGAGCCGACTGAGGCACTTGTCGACGTCCGGGTCGAACCCGGTGCGCGCCGCGCGGGCGATCAGGCCGCCATGACGGATATCGCCGGACCAGATCATACGAGGTTCCCCACGATGCGCCAGTTGCCGCCCAGCGCAACGCTGAGCGTTGTCGTCTCGGCCGAGTGTAGCCAGAAGTCACCATCGGCGAATTTGGTCGGCTGGGTCGGCTGAAGGAACATCACGGGTCGGCGCGCACTGCCCATTGGACTGGGCGCGCGCATCATGCGTTCGACCTGCTGCTTCAGCGCCACGCACGTCGCGGTCAAGGCGGTCAAATCGGGTCGCGGCACCGGGATGGCGGGGACGATGACAGGCGCTTGTTCCATCACACCTTCCTCAATTCATGCGGGGTCTGCGCGCAATGGATCGCGTCGATCACGGCGTAGCCTTCGACCTCGAACTGGTAGTACAGCGCCTTGTAGCCAGACGGCAGCCGGAACATCTCGCCCGACTGGTCCAGCTTGCGCTCGTAGCGCAGCGGCAGACCCTCGTCGGTCGAGAGCGCGTGGTCACTGGCGTACACCCGGAACATGGTCGGGTTCGGCTGCGTCGAGGGATCGGAGGGCGTGAAGTAGACCTTCGCCGCGCCGAGGTTCTGCAGATAGGGCAGAGTGAAAATCTTCGAGCGCCAGCGGTAGCTGGCGTAGGGCGCAAGCTGACGGGTGTCGACGAGGTAGACCACGCCGTCGCGCAGCACCATCGTCTCGCCGTTGAAGATGTCGGTGATCACGTTGATCACGATGTCAGGGGTCGGATCGAGCGTCGTGATCGCCAACCGCTGGTCGGCCAGCGAGATGAACGCTCCCGGCCGTCGACCGTAGAAGCTCTCCTGCTGGAAGGCATCCTGCTGGAACGCCGTGAAGGCGTCGCCGCCCTCGACCGAGTTCTGGAACACGCCGGGCGAGGTCCCCGAGTAGCAGTAATAGGCTTGGCTCAGGATCGAGGCCATGACGGTCGACAGGTTCAGCCGCGCCGCCCACTGGCTCTTGAGGATCATCTGCGCCGTGAGGTTCACCGCGCCGGACGGCGTGATGTTGATCAGCCCGTTGGGCGAGCAGTAGAGCACGCCGTTGGGCGTATTGACGATGGAGCGCATCGACGTGCACGGCTCCAGCGGCTGGATTTTCGCCAGCGCCATCTGACCCGGAGCCGTGCCGGTCGCCCCGTAGGGCTGGCCTTCGCACAGGATGATCAGCGACTGATCGTACACCCCGAGGCCGACGATCTTCGGGTCGACGCCGATCACGTACTGGATCGGCCACGCGTGCGGGTACCACGGTTCGCAGAACCAGACTTCATTGTCGCGCCAGCCCGCCACCATCCCGTTGGGCATGGTGATCAGCCCCTGCAAGTCGGCAGGCGGCGCGGACCATGTCGTCGTCGTGAGTTGGTCGTTGTTGACGATGATGCCATCCGTGTTGACGGTGCAATCGTCATCGTAGGTCGTTGTGGCAATTGGCAACTCGACGACAAAGAAGAACGTCGACACACCCTGCGCGCTGACCACCGTGCGGTAGACCCGCAGCAATGTCAGGTCGCGGTTGTCGGTGTCCGCCGTAGTCGGCGGCGTAAAGGTGAGATGGTAAGTAGCATCGAGCAGGCCGACGGTGTTCGACGGCGGCGATGGCGGGCCTTCTTCGCCGTTCGCCGTCACCCACGTATAGACGTAGTCAACCGTTTTACTTTCACTACTCACCCCTCCCGACGATGTGACGCCGGGCGCGACCGACGGCGGCGGCACCCCCAGCAGGAAAGGCGCGTCGCCGTTCTTGATCATCGTCTCGGTCATCATCTTCGGCGCGACGCCGTCCGCCCAGTAGTACCGGGGATCAGTCTGCCCCACGACCGGGCTCTTGATCACCCGAACGTTGTCGTTCTGAAACTCCAGCCAGTAGCTGTCGACCATGTTGTCGACGCCGGGATCGCCCTTGGGCACCCGGAAGAAAGAACGGCTCGCTGCATTTTGGAGCGTGTAGATAGGCTGCAGCGAGCGCACAGGTTCGATCCGCCCCGAAAGCAACCATGCATTGATGCTGTCGGCCGCTTGGGTATTCCCGATCAGGCGTTCGTCGATGGCAGGGACCTCGCCACCAAACTCCGCAATTGCAATCGGAGGGATCGGCATGTCACGCCCCGGGCGTTACGGACGCGTCCGGTGCTGCTCCGGCTGCTGGCCGGTATGCGGCTCGTGCCCCGGTTCGTACGTCCGAGGCGCAGCCGATGCAGGCTGCGGCGGTGGTGCGACCGGCTTCTGGTCCTTGTTGGGCTTCATCATCTCAAGCTGCTCGGCGAGGGTGGGCGGCGGCGGAGGCGGCAGGTACCGGCTCTCGACCTCGCGTCCGACGATCAGCGCGTCGGCGTCGTCCATCATCAGCGGGATGGTCGAGACCGTACGCTTGGCAGCCTCCTCGGCCTGCTCCTTCCAGTTGACGTCTTCGATGGGCAGGACCGGATACGGGCTGCCCATCATGTTGCGGGACGTCACGCTCAACTCGTCCTTGCCCGCGAACGCCTTGGTCGGCTCGGGCTTCGCCGGAGCCGTCGGCTGCACACCCTGATGCGTGGTCGGCGCGTTCGGATCATGCGTGGTCCCCGAGTGCGCAGGCTGGTGCTGGGCCTGATGCTGCCCACCGTGCTGCGCGTTGTGCTGCGTGTCGTGTTCGTGCTTGTCGGCCATCGTGATCTCCTAAATCTTGATGATCGCGTTGCGGATGATCGTCTTCTGGACGACCGGGAATGCCTGCGTGTCGCCAGTCACCGTGAACGTATGGGTGTGGTTGCCGACCGCAGGACCGCTGCCGACAATACCGAGATTACCGCCCGGAGCGTTGCCGTCAGTAGTTCCACCAATAACCATGTGCGCCGTCTGGGTCGTACCGCCTGCGCCGACCAGCGTGCCGGTCTTGGTCGTGTCGCCGGGCAGGAAGTTCGAGGCTGCTTCGCCCATCGCCGCCACGGTGCCGCGCTCGTCCATCAACTGGATCGGCTTGTGATTGCCCCAGTCGGTTGTTGCGTCGGGCCCGCGTCCGCCGGTCACCGGCATGAGGATCGGCAGGTTCCACACATGGGTATAAAGCGACTGGTACATGTTGTCGGCGTGCGTCGCACCCGACGACGCGTCACCGAAGGTGTCGCCGTTCAGTAGCAACCATCCAGCAGGTGGCGTCGCCGGGTACCAGCCCATGATCAAGCCGGTGAACATTGGCGAGCCGCCTACCAGCAGCGGCTGCCACGCTCCGCCGATGAAGACTTCGGGCAAGCTGATGTCGGTATTGAACCTGATCTCACCGGGCTGCGGAGCCGCCGGACGCTGGCCTGACGATCCCGATGGCAGGCCAAACGAGCCGACCACATTGGCAATCCATCGGCCAATCGCGCCGACGGCGGAGTAGGCGAGCGGCAGTTCCTGCAGCGGGCCGGGACCGGACGTATCGCGGCCAACCACCATGCCGCCCGCGCCATCGGTCTCGACGTCGTGGGTGTCGTTCCAGTCGGACGGCTTGGCCAGCGTGCTGTCGGGGCCGTCGGCCTTCTCGCTGATGAAACGATGGACGATCTTCAGAGCCATCAGGTCCATCCTTTCTTGTGGTACACCGCGAAGCTCTGCGGAAACGCCCAACGCTGGCCGCCGAAGACGTTCGAGTGCAGGGCGTCGGCGCGCGCCTTGCTGCGCTCCGAGACGTAGACCTGCCAGTTCTGTGACCCCAGCTTGGGGTTCGAGTAGGGCTTGGCGGGCATCGCCTGCAGGCGGCCGAGCACGCCATAGTGCAGCCCGTCGCCATACTTATGGATGATCCACTCGTCGCTCGGGTCGATCTCCGGGTAACCATTGGCGTCGGGATCGTCGTAGTTCTTGGCGACCACCGCGACCCACGTCCCGGCGTTCGGCTGGTAGCGCACGGTGATGATCCCCGGCACGTACATCTCGATGCCACTCTGCACCCAGTTCTGCGACGGCGACATGGCAGCTTGGTCATAGACCAGCAGCAGCCGATGTATCTGTCCGAACTTCGCGGGCGTGATGGGATACTGTAAAGTGTTAGGGTCAACATCAAATGGGATTTGCTCGATCCAGATGTTCGTCCGGTCGGTGAAGTCGCCCCACACCTGCAGCAGCATCTGCTTGAACACCGCATCGGTGACGCCGGGGATTTGGATTTTCACATCGTCGTAGATGCGGCTCCAGACCGTCTTGGGGTTCGGTGTGCTCATCCCAGTGACCCCGTGATGATTGCAGACTGGAAGACCTTGAGGAAGCCGGTCGCCCGGCTGTCTTGGTTCTGCTCGTCGTCGCGCGCCTGCGTGAGGCCGACCACGTAGTAGACGATGGCGGGCATGTACTGCGGCTCGATGCCGATCTGGACGTCGAGGTTCTGGGTGTCGAACTGCGGCAACACGAAGCCCACTTCGAGGAACAGGTCCGGCCGAAGCCGGTAGGTCTCCATCATGCACTGGTTGAGGTTGGTGATCAGGCTGTCGGTCGAGTAGCGATACGCGCCCGCCAGATTGTCGGTATCCTGCAGGAGCGTGCGCACCTGCTCGATCACTTCGCCGACCGTGCCGATCTTCTGGGTGTTGCTGTCGTAGTAGCCGACGGTCCACGCCACGCCGTCATAGACATACACCTGCCCGTTCGGCGCAGTGTACTTCTGGCCGGTCGCCGGGCTAGAGGGGAAGTCCATCGGAGTAGCCATGGATCATCCTATCATGGAGCGCGCTCGAAGACGTTGAACCACGACTGCATGCCCGCCTGTGGTGGCGTCGTCGAGCCGTTGTTGATCTGGTTCACGCCGAACGACTGTCCACTGTTCGTGCCGATGCGCAGCGTGTAGGTGCGCGCCGTCGTGCCGGGCGATGGGCAACTCGTCCTGAACGGCAGCGTCTCTTGACACCCCGCGCCATTGATCACGTAGTACCCCGCACAGTCGATCAGCGTGTTGCCGTCGAACAAGGCCAGCATGACGATCTGATTGGCGCTGTAGGCGATCCCCTTCACGACAACGTCGAAGTCGATGCGGCTGCCCGCCGACTGCGGCGTGAGATTGATCGTTCCCAGCAGTGCACCGCCCGCCGTCGTCGGAGCCGCGCCAGTCGACGTCGGGTAGGCCCCGGTGTAGGTACCACCCGCGAGGGTGTTGTACTGCTTCTGCAGGACGTCGTTACTGCTGCCCGCCGGTCCCTGCGGTCCCACCGCGCCGACGCCAATCTCGCGGATCGTCATGGTGGTGCGCTGGTTGCCACCGCCCATTTGCGCAGCGTTAGTACCGTTCAAATAACCCGCCGCACCCGAAGACCCAAAGCGCAGCATGAACGTGTGCGGGCCTGCCGATAGTACGCCTTGCCAACGAAGGCCGAGTGTGCCGTTCCAATTCGTGTTCGTAACGATCTGTTCCTGCGCCACCGCGTTGGTCGCGCCGTCAATGAACAGCGCCAACGTCTGCCACGACGCCCCACCCGAGTTGCCTGCCGACCCCAGAACGGCAACTTCGATGGGGTGCGAAGCGTCCACCGCCGTGAAGGAGCGCGAGAAGACTTGCTGGCCTTGCGTGATCAACGCAGGCGTGTTGGCGGCACCGCCGAGCCCGGTGTTGTTGTCCAGCAGCAAGGTACCGAGGCTGTCGAACGTCGGGGCCGTAACCGGACCGCCCGTCGGCCCTGGCGGGCCCTGCGGTCCCACCGCGCCGATGCCGATCTCGCGGATCACCATCGAGTTCTTCTGCGCGCTACCGCCTGTGTGGCCGCCGTCGCTCATGTTGGTGTAGATGCCGCTGGTATTCAGCGAGCCCAGCCGCAGCGTGAAGGTGTGCATCCCCGCTGCCAGCGTCCCCTGCCAATACAGCCGGGCTTCAGTCGCTGACCCAGTCGACGCCGACACCAAGCCTTGCGCGACGGCCGCCGTCGCGCCGTCGACGAACAACCCAATGATGCCGTGCGCTGCGTTGGCGTTCGGCGCTTGCAGCCAAACGCTGGCGTCAACCTCGATAGGATGCGTCGCGTCGGTTGCCGTGAAATTACGACTGAAGACTTGCGTCCCATTCGTAATTTGCATGGCGGTGTCGCCGCCAGCCCAGAAATTCGAGCCGCTGGCAAACCCAGCCGACGACTGGTCGACAGTCGGCGTCGCGACCGCCGGAACCATCGGCCCCGTCGGGCCTACTGGACCTTGTGCACCTGTCGCGCCTGTCGCGCCTGTCGGGCCCGGCGGTCCGGTGTTGCCAATCGGGCCTTGCGTACCCGTCGCGCCCGTCGCGCCGACTGGACCCTGTGGGCCAGCCGGACCGACATTCCCCTGATCGCCCTTCGGTCCCTGCGAACCCGTCGCGCCCGTGTTGCCGATGGGACCTTGGACGCCCTGTATGCCCTGATCGCCCTTCGGTCCCTGTGGACCGACCGGGCCGACATCGCCCTGTGGTCCCTGTGCACCCGTGTCGCCCTGTGGTCCCTGCGCGCCCGTCGCCCCCGTTGGTCCGTCAGGGCCCACTGGACCCGGCACGCCTTGGTCCCCTTGCGGTCCCGGCGGACCAACGGGGCCGTCCGGCCCCGGTTGTCCCTGCGGTCCCTGCTTGCCCGACCCGTAATTCGACAGCACCCACTGGTACGTGTTGCCGTCGTAGAAGTACGTGTACTGCTGCCCGTCGATGGTGCTCCACCACAGATCACCAGCCAGCGCGCCGCCGGGCGCAACCGCCGAGATCGTCAGGTTCGGCGTGCGCGTGACATCGTTCGGGCCGACCACCGGCACAGGCGGCGGCGGCACGATCTCGGGGACCACCGGAACAACCGCCACCGCCGACGGCTGGGTCTGCACCCACGTCGAGTTCGACGGGCCGATGTACCAGACGTACTCGCGACCCGTCGTGGTGTTGAACCAGAGATCGCCATCCGCTGGCGTAGCAGGCGGCGTCGGCGCGTTCGTAACCGTGGGCATCGTCCCTCCATGCGTCGGGGGATCACGCCCGGGGCGTGATCCCTGCGCCGTCAGAGGACCCTTAGACCGGCACCGGCTCGGTGATGACCGCCTGCGACAGTGCGATGCCGTCGATCACCTTGTAGCCGAACACCTGCAGGCCACGGAGCAGCGTGCCGAAGGTAAACTCCGACCGCAGCGTCTCGACCTTGCTGATCTGCGACGCGAAGGTCAGGCCGTGCGCGTGGCCCGCGTAGACCACCCACTCGCCCGCCGCCAACGCCGGAGGCCCAGTGACCGGGCCCTTGGGCAGGAGGTTCGACACGTACAGGGTGAAGCGGTCGATCATGCCGAGGCGACCGTTGCGCAGGATCGACTGGTCGTCGCCCGACAGGTACGCCTGCCGGAGTTCCGACCCCTTGATCAGCGCGGCGGCCCATGCCGGGATCACCACCCAGCGCCCGGTCTCGGGGATGTTCTGCTCGTCGAGCACCAGCCCCATGCGCAGGATCAACTGCAGGATGGTCACCTGCCCGGCGACCGGCGGGGTCGCCTGATTGGCGACAACCGGGATCGGCGTGCCGGTGACACCGAGGTTGATGTTGCCGGAAATCTTGCCTGCGGTCGCGCCTTGGTTCTGCGCGGCGCACTGGCCGAGGATGCCGAGCAGGACAATCTGGTCGACCTGAATTTTCATCTGCTGGGCGGCGTCGTCGGACCAGATGCCCATCAGGTTGATGTCGCTCTGGATTTCCATGACGTCGTCCAAAATCTCGTTGAAGTAGAGACCTTGGTCGATCTTGAGATCGACGATGTTGGACGCGGGCCGGTCGACCGAAAGCTGACCGCCGACCAGATACGGCCGGATGGTGATCGTCGGCTTCGTGCGAATGTGAACGGTGTCGCCTTGGTTCTTGATCTCGCCTTCGTAGTCGGTGTTCGAGATCGCGGCGAGGACGGTCGAAGCGTAGAACTTCTCGATCAGCTTGCCCGACCAAATCTCGGGAATGAACGTGCCGGAGTACGGCGGGTTCGGCTGTACTGAGCCTGTCGGGAAGATAGGCGGAACAGTGCCGGAACCAGCGAGCGGATAGCCTGCCATCGTGCGCTCCTAAGGGTTGGCCGATCCAACCCCTGAGCGGCTATCGGTTGCCGTTCCAGTCCATGGGGCGGACCGTGCGTTGATCAGGAATGATCCGCCCTTCGTGCTGTGCAGCGATGATGTCGGCGTCGATGGCTGCCCTGTCTGCCTCGCGCGTCCGCCACTTCCCTGCAGCACACTCGGTGTAGAACCGAGAAATGTCTTGGGCGGTGTACATCGGCTTATCGGCGGGCATCTGCGCGCTCGACTGGGCTCTGCCGGGAGCCGCGAGTTGATCCAGCGACAGGCGCGTCCCCAGTGGCACCCCGGGCACCGCAGGCGGCATTCCCGGCTGCGGCGATGCAGGGTACGGCTGCTGGGGCGGGCGTGCGCTGGCACGCGGGTCGACGGCAGCCTCCTCTGCAAGATAAGCCCGGAAGAACGCCGCCACCCGATGGGCGTCACCGCTGTTCCACGCGTCTTGCATCAACTGTTGACGCATAGCACCGGAAAAGAGATCAGGCAACTGGACCCATTGCACGAAGCGGGGGTCTCTGTTCAGGTCCTGCCAATTGGGCACGAGACCGCCAACGGTGGCGTTCATGCGCGTCAGGAAGGCGTTGCCGGTCTCCTGCTGGACATGGCCCAGCCGACCGCGCAGTTCCTGCACTTCGGCATGCAGCGGCGCGGCGATCTCGGTCGCGGCGCGGCGCACCACGTCGATGAACTCGGGGCCATAGTCCTGCATCTCCTGCTCGGTGAGCAGGTTGCCCATCGGCATCGGCTGCGCAGGCGGCGGCGTACTGCGCAGCGTCGCGTTCTCGCTCTGCAGATGCTGCATCTGGTCGCCCATCTGCGCCATCATTTGCTCAGCGCGCTGGAAACGTCCCTGCATAGCGAGAAAGCGGTTGCGCCATTCCTCGGGCGGAAGCTCGGGTTCAGGAGGAGCCGCCGCAGACGGTGTGGGAGGGGCCGACGGGGGTAACGCCGGAGGAGCCTGCGGCGGCGTAGGTGCGCCCTGTTCAGTAGGTTCGAGCACAGACGGTTCGGCCTGCCCGACCAAAGCCTGCTGCACGATCTCAGCACGCTTGCTCGCATCGCGCACAGCCTTGGGAACGACAAGGTTGGGATCGACCTGAGCCATCGGGCCCTTGCCGCGAAGTGTCTCAGCCGAAATGGGCGTGTCTGCCATATAATCCCCTAGCGTTTCTCGTAATTCTTGCGCTGTTCCATGCAGTTCACAAGCCGGTCGCGGATCGAAATCGCAAGGTTCGTCCGACCCTGCGCGCCCATGATCCCTTCGGTCCCTGCCGCCAACAGCCCCTTGGTTTCCTTGTCGGTCACCAGTTGAACCGCCCTCACCAGTGCCTCGAACTGGTCAGGTGCAGCGACCTTGAGGTTCGAGGCGGCGATGGTCAGATGAAACCAAGGATCGTCGCTCATCGCACTCGCGTGCCGCGCAAGCCCATCTGGATCAACTGCGGATAGGTCTGCGGCGCGGTCAGTCCGTCCGGCGTCAGCCGCGCCAGATCGAGCACGGTCGGCGGCGGGTTGCCGGGCTGCGGCTTGGTCAACTGGTTCATGGCTGCCCGGTTCGGCAGCATCACTTCCTTGCCGGGCTTGCCCTTGTTGCGGTTCGGCAATCTGATCATCAGAACGTCTTCGTCGAGATGACCTTGCCGCCCTTGCAGAAGTCCTGCGTCGGCAGCCCGGTGCCCATCGGCGCGGACGAGCGCGGCGGGCGCTTCATCGCCATGGGGTCGCCGCTTGCCGCGCCGAACGGTGAGGACGCGGCGGTCGCCGACTTGTTCGGCGCGTCGGCCGCCTTGCCGATCCCGCCGAAGTTCTTGCTCCCGGCGGGGCTTGCACGGCCGACCAGCGCGGGCAGCTTGGGCGGGGTCGTGCTGAGACGAGGCGGGCGCATCAGCCGCCATCCGGTCCGGTGCAGCCCGGCCGCGAAGGACGACTGCCGCGATTGCCGAACATCTTGGTGGTCCCGCCGTGCGCGAAGCCGTCTTGTCGCGCGCCAGTCACCGCCGACCCACCGGGCTCTTGCGGACCCGCACCGAACGAGTTCTTCGCCTCGTTCTTGCTGTAGCCCATCACGCCGCTCGGCCCCGCCTGCGGCTCGATGCTCGTGCGCGAGCCCGAGTGGCCCTCCTGCGACGTGCGGTCCGGCGTCTGGGTGCCGGTCGGCGCAAAGCCGTGCATCTTGTTGCTGCCCCCGAGCTTGCCCCAGTTGGCACCCTTCTCCGGCGACTTCTTGTTCGCAACCATCATCACCTCCGTTTGAACAGGTTGTCGTGTGACACGCTGCCCGACCGGGGCAGTGCAGACCCACCGGAAGCGAACGGGTTCGGTCTGATCTTGCCGCCCTTTCGGTGGTAGTACTCGCCGGGCCCCGGCTTGTCGCGCCCGGCGTAGTCGTCGATCATCGCATCGGGCACCTGCAGGAACTTGGCCCGAACCTCAGGGTTCGGGCTCTCGTAGACCTTCTCGCCGTGGCCGATGTCCGACACGGTATACGGGTTCTTTGCCATCGCTCGCTCCTACGGTCCGGCCGTCCGTCGACCGACAAGGTTCGTCCGTGGTCCCATGTCCTGTGACGATCTCTGCGGGGCCTGTCCACCCCCCGCGCCACCCGGGCCTGCAGGCGGTGGTCCGGCGGCACGCCGCTGGCCACCACCCGGCGGTCCACCCGGTGGCGCACCCGGTGGAGGCGGCGGCTGCTGCGTCGCACCGGGCATGCCCTGCTGCTGCGCCGACGCTTCCGCCTGCTTCTGCTGGGCTTCCATCTCGTCCTCGCTGGGCACGATCTCCTCGCCGTCGAGGCCGATGCCGGTCGAGACCGCGCGCAGCACGGCAGCGCGTCCCTTCGGGCCAATGATCTGCATGTCGATGGGGTTCCCGGTCAGTTGCAAGAACTCAAGCTGGCGCTGACGCATCGTCTCGCGCTGGACGGCGACGGCGACGCCCTTGGGCACCACCTCCTCTTCGCCGGTCAGCAACCCTGAACTATCGGTCATCAGCACGAGGTCGAGGAGATCGCGCAGCAGCGGGTCCATCACGTCGTCGTCTATGTTCGCACAGACCGTCTGTAGTATTTTCGACGCGTTGCCCATGAGCATGGCAAGACCCGACGCCGTGCGCCCAGCGCCTCCACCCGGCGAGTTACCCGAAAGGTATTTCGGAATGGCTGAGACGTCGTCCGCAAGACCATAGAAAGCATTGAACACCCCCAGCAGTTCTTGCGCGTTCGACTGCGGCTGGAAGAAGTCGATGGCCTTCTCGGTCGAGCCCGCCACCGCCGGGTTGGTCGTACGCCAGCGCTTCCACGGGTACATCTCGTCGGCGTTCTCTTGCCCCGCCAGACGGTCCTCGTTGACCACCACCTGTGGGCCGGACGCGATGGACATGTTGTTCACCACGGCGCGCAGCGTCGCGTTACAGACCTCTTGCAGGTCGCTGATGATGTCGGGAATGCCGTTGCCGATGGGCGACCCGGGCTGCTTCTCGAAACTGGTCACGTAGAACGGCTTGCGGCGGCGCGGGTTGGGATTGAGTTGTACCTTGATCAGGTACTGGCCGATCAGCCACGCCTGCACGGCGTAGTCGCGCAACGGGTCGGGGATTTGCTGTGGCGAGAAGCCGTAGTCCATCAGCATCCGCCCCTGCACGTTGCCGTTGAACTCCAGCGTCGTGATCAAGTTGGACTGGTTCATCACCGGGTTTTCCCGGTTCTCCATGATGGCCCGAGAAGCATCCGTGCTGTCCCAATTCTCGTTGAGCCCAGCGGTACCATAGAACTGCAGCACGGCGCGGATGTTCTCGGTGTTGTACCCCGGCATGCCGATCACATCATTCAGATCGGTGCGGGTGACCCGGAGACGGTGGATCATCTCGGCCGCCTCGATGTGCGTGACGCCGGGTGTCCACCAGATATCAAATGGGGAGACGCGTTCCCACCACAGCTTGGCCCGCCGGGTCTGGGTCGGCTGGTTGCCCTGCCATGTGATGTCGGTGACCATGCGCACCGTCGGCCCTTTGATGCAGGCGAACGGGTAGCTCGGGATGTCGATCAGCAATTCGGCGAGCGCGGTGTAGAAATTCCCCTGCACGAGGATTTCGTCGATCTTGTCCTCGGCGATCAGGGTCTGCTCGTGCGCATGCTTCTTGGCCGCCTGCCGCGCTGCCTCCATCAACTGGAACACGCGCTTCTGGATCACCGTCGGATCGGGCGGCGTACCGGGCACCGGAGGCACGGGCGGCACGCCGGGCGATTGGCCGGTCGGGTCGGGCGCGCCGGGGAAGCCGGGTGCGCCGATGGCCGCCGACTGCGCTTCCAAGGTCACCATCTTCTCGATGCTGGTCAGCGCCTCGCTGGGAATGGTCGGGTCCGAAGGCTCCTGCAGCCCCCACGCGCGGTCGGCCCCGAGGTAGACGTCACGCAAGAGGGACGTCGCTCCCCGGCACTTCGCTGCGATCAGGCGCGCGTAGACTTCGGACCCGCCAAACTTCCTGATCTCAGCCAACTTCTGCGGCTCGTACACGCCTTGCATGGCGCGCAGGCTGGACAGCAGCCGATCTGTCCAGCCGTTCACCGTATTGCGATGGCGCACCATCATGTCCCACTGCTGCCGAATGTAGCCAGCGAGACCGATGAATTGGGTGGTGTTGGGGAGTAGCTGGCGTTGCTGTTCCTGCTCGCGCCGCTCGGCCGCCATCATCTCGGCGTTGGACATAGTCCGAACGAGACCCGGCTGCTGCTGGCGCGGGAACGGCACGAGGTCAGCCATCGCTACATCCTGTAGAACTATCCCCTACAGCCTACTAAGGTAATTGACATGTCGGAACAAAACAATCCCGTCGAGACCCCAGTGAACGTCGAGTTGCTGGCCTCCCGGTTGGCTCGCGAGATCGCCCGCGACCTGATCCCGCTCGACCAGATTTGCGAGCGCTACAGCGTCGATGAGGAGACCTACCAGCGCATCCTGCGCCACCCGCTGTTCCAGCAGCGGCTGCAGGAGGAGACCGATATCTGGAACGCCTCGACGCCGCGCGCCATCACAGAGCGGATCAGCGCCAAGGCCGCGACCATGATCGAAGAGAGCCTGATCGAGGTCTACGAACTGGTGCACGACAAGAACCAGCCGATGTCGGCCAAGATCGAGGCGCTGAAGTGGGCGTCGAAGTTGGCGGGCGTCGGCGAGCGCGAAGCCAAGGACATGCTGCCGGGCGAGCGCGTGCGCTTCAACATCTACATCGGCGACAAGAAGGTCAGCCTCGAAAAGGAAGTCGTGCCGACGACCATCGAAGGCAGTGCCATTCTAGTGGATAAAGACCCTTCACTTTAAGTCACGCCCCGGGCGTGACATCGGAGTTTCCATTTGGACATCAACTATCATGCCCCACCGACCGTCTCGCAGTTCATGCAGTCGGAGGCGTTCTTCCGGCTGATCGCCGGGCCAGTTGGTTCAGGAAAGACAACGGGTCTAATCTTTGAACTGATGCGGCGGGCGCTGACCCAAGGCACGTCGCTTGACGGCTTCCGCTACACCCGCTTCGCTCTCCTGCGCCAGACGCTGCAGCAGTTGAAGCAGACCGTGCTCAAGGACATCAGCCACTGGTTCTCTGGGATTGCGCACTGGAAGGTGTCCGAGAGCACGATCTACTTCAACTTCGGCGACGTCCGGTCGGAATGGATACTTCTGCCGCTGGAGGAGCCCGAGGACCGCAGGCGGTTGCTGTCGATGAACCTGACCGGCGCGCTGGTCTCGGAGTGCATCGAGATCGACTACGATTTGATGGACGACGTCGCCGGTCGCTGCGGTCGCTACCCGATGGCCACCGATGGCGGTCCGACATGGTTCGGCATCATCGCCGACACCAACATGCCGCCGGAAGGCACACCATGGCATAGCGCCATGGTGGTCCCCCCGGTAGACTGGGAGGTCTTCACGCAGCCGGGAGGTCTGACCCCCAATGCGGAAAATCTCGACTGGCTTGTCCAGACGGCGGAGACGCTACGACTTCCTATCGGCCATCCTGAACGCCACGCCCAAGGGCGGCGCTACTACGAGCGGCTGGCGCGGTCGAACAACCAGAATTGGGTCAAGCGCTACGTCCACGCCGAGTTCGGCCCTGATCCGTCCGGCACCGCCGTCTACGCCGGATCGTTCCGCATAAAGTTCCACGCCGTCGACAATCTGGAGCCGCACCCCAACACCACGCTGTACATCGGGCAGGACTTCGGCCGCGACCCGTGGTCGATCATCATGCAGTTGGACTATCGCGGTCGGCTGCTGGTGCTGGAGGAAGTGCCCGCCGAGGACATCGGCCTGCGTACTCATCTGCGCACCAACCTCCGGCCCAAGCTGGCTGACCCGCGCTACCAGAACCGCCCGGTCGTCGTGATCGGCGATCCGGCGGGCGTTGCGAAAAGTCAATATGACGAGGTCAACGCCTTCGACGTCCTGAAGCAGGAGGGATTTGCGTGCGTCCCAGCCGGTACAAACGATATCGACACGAGGCTGCGCACCGTCGAGGAATGGCTGCTGCAGCAGCGCGATGGTGGTGCCGCCATGGTGTTCGACAAGACCCGCTGCCCCACGCTCGTGCACGCCATGAACGGCATGTACCGCTACAGCAAGACCAACCTCGATGTGTCGAAGCCGCTGCCCGACAAGAACCGCTGGTCGCACCCGGCTGATGCGCACCAGTACGGCGTTCTAGGAACGAAGGGCAACACGGCGCGATCCATCGCCCGGCTGGTCGCCGGACGTCGGCCGCGCAACGGTCAGCGTGTCTCGGCGGCCGGGTGGACGTGACTTCTCCTCGGCGACCACCTGATCGTACCAATCCTGATTGCCCACGACCCAGCGCGGGATGCCGCTCATCTCGATCAACTGCTTCTCCAACCGCTCCATCAGTTGCAGCATCTGCTGCGTCGGCAGGTCGAACGGACGGTCAGGCGTCGGGATGATCAGCTTCGGCGGCTTGACGATGAAGAACGACTTGGGCGGCGGCACAATCAGTGCCGCCGCCGCGCCGAAACAGAAGAACCGCCGTGATACGTCGATCATTGCTTGGGGACCTTGACCGGCGGGCCCTGCGGCACCGCCCGACCGGGTTGGGCGGGCTTCGATCCTTCGCCGCCGCCCTTGGGTTTCGACTTCTTGGAGACCGGCGTCTTGGTCTTTTTGCTGACGCTCATCGCCGACCCGAATTGATCTGGACGAAGTCAAGGTTGCCGTTGAGCACCGACGCCTTGCCCGGCGACCCGGGGACGTCGCTGCCCAACTCGCTCACCACCCGGACGCTGTCGTTATTGGCGACGATCACGCTGTCGGCCGGAAGTTCAGTCGGCGGCTGCTGGGACATCATGTACTCGAAGGTCGCCTGCAGTTCCGGCGGGACCTGCCGCTGCATCCATTCGACCTTGTGCGCCTCGGCCTGCTCGTTGAGTTGGGCGAACTTCTTGTCGACCTCGTCCTGCGTATAGCCGGGAGGGAGTGGGGGTGCGGTTGCCATGACTACCATCCTTCGGTTTGTCGCGTCTTGAGCACGAAGCCCATGAGGGGCCAAAGCTGCTTGAACGCCTGATCGTAGGCCAGCTTCTTGCCAAGGTCGAAGTTGTAGTTTTCGGCGCTGGCCGGTGTCGAGTGTCCAATCACCATGAAGCCGTTCTTCATCATGATGGTGCAGATCGTCATCAGCCGCGCCCGCTCGTAGACTTCGGTGTCGGTGTAACTGTCGACCTTGATCTCGGCATGGTCGAGCAGGTGATCGCCGGTCTGGTAGAAGACGCCGAAGATGTAGCCCTCGATGTCGGTCAGCCGCACGCGCGGGGCCGTCGCGTTCGCGGCGGCCAGCTTCTCGATCTCTTCAGCGTTCATTTCACCACCCTCATGGGATTGCCACCGGCTCCGTAATAGCTGCAGTGATTGTACTGCTGCTCGACGCTGCCCGGCTGGTTCATCAGGTAGAGCATCGGTGCTCCGACGTTCACCCACTGGCTGCCGTCCCACTTGCGGCAACAGGTGGACCCGTCCGAGGAACATTCGCAGGCGAACACCACGGAGCCGTAGCCATTGGAACCGAGGTCGATGCCACATTGGGACGGCCCCGCCGTGTTCTCGAAGTTGGCGAAGGCGATGGAGCGCAGCCCGTCGGGAGCGTCGATACCACGTCCATTGAGCACGAACGACCCGCCGACCATCGACACCGAGTAGACCGTCTTGAGGCCCGCCCCGAGATTGCGCGACGCGTTCAGATGGTTGACGTGGATGTTCGACACCACGGCCTGCCCGGGCTGGCCGAGGTTCATGTGCTGCATCAGCATGCCGTCGCCCGAACAGTTCTCGATCTGCAGGTTGTCGGCTACGCCTTCGTAGACGCCGCCCTCCAGCACGATCCCGTTCACCGCCCCGGCGGCGTAGATGTCGCGCAAGTTGAACTGGTAGATCGGCCCGTAGTCGCCCAACGGCGCGCTCAAGGTCAAGGCACGTCTTGCGCCATTGCCCGACAGGCTGCCAATGTCACCGCCGTCGAAGTAGAGCCCAGTCAGGGTGAGGCCCCGGCAGTTGCTCCCCTCGCTGCCGACGATGGTCAGCATGTCCTCGCCCTTGTTGCCCTTCCAGCGCAGCTTGGCCCCGTTGCCGTAGACCCCCCACGGACTGCCCGAGTTGGGCGCGTCGAGGCTGATCGTCGACGACAGGTCGATGACCGTGCGCGGGTCGAGCAGGCCGATGCGCTGCTCGTTCTTGTAGGTATTCAAGGCGTCGACAAGCTGCGATTGGTCGGTCGGGTAGTCCATGCTGCCTCCGGGGCTGGGATTGGGGTCGGGCGGGATCGGCTCGGGCGGATCGGGCGTGTCGCCCGGTCGCTGGTAAGCCCCGCTGGAAATGCGCGTGTCGGGCGCGCTCGGCTGCGGCCCGGCATAGACCTCGATGAACTCGCCCGGATCGGTGTCCATGCCCGAGAAGATCGTCTCGCCGGTCGCCTCGTCGACCAGTTTGTAGGGAGGGTTCATCAGTAATGCCGCTCCTTCGGTTGTTTGTAGTCCTTGGGCGGCACACCGGGATGGCCGTGGCTGTAGTCGCCTGCGGGCTGCTGCTCGGGCTGCTGCTCAGGCTTCGGGGCCTGCGCTCCCTCCTCCGTCCGGTGCTGCGCCTGCCTGATCTCCCTCTCGCGTTCCCTCGACATGGTGACCCTTCCAATCCTGCGGCGTGGTGAAACCGGCTGCATGGGCGTGGCCGCCGCCACCCATCGCCTTGGCGATCTCGCTGACATCCGGGCCGCCGTCGATGCTGCGCATCGACCACGCCCGCTTGCCATCCTTCATGTCGATGTAAGTCGCGCCGCACTTGCACTCGTGGGTCTGCGACAGGCGGTTGCCAATGTCGCTGGCGAGGAAGTTGGGAGCGTTGACCACTGGCATCTTGGTGCCGCCAAGGGTCAGGAACTGCACGCCATGGGCGATCATGCTCTCGACGTGCTTGGCCTGCTGGCGCTCCAGCCCGATGCCTTGGATGATCATGTGGCGCTGGCCGTCGTTGGTCTCGCAGGTCTTGACCATTTCGTCCCACGTATCGAAGTCGAACGCCTGACTATACGCCAAGGTGTTGATCTCGCGCGTTCCGGGGATCGCGAAGCGCCACAGGTCGCGATCCTGTACATGGGCGACGAACCGGGGCATCGGCACACCGGGATTGAAGAAGTCCCAGCACAGGCCCGCGCCCGAGCGGTTCATGTCGAAGAACGCGATGCATTCGCCGGGCACCGGGAAGTAGGGGAACGCCTGCACCTTGTCGGCGCGCGCTTGGTATCCTGCCAGATCGGCTTCGGCGGTCTTGTGATGGTCGAGGATCAGGATCGCCCGCGCCGTCTTGCGCATCTCCTCGATCACGTCCTTCTTGTAGCTAAAGTCGACCATCAGCACGTTGCGGTCGGTCACGTCAGGCGGAGCCTCCTGATAGACCCCGCCGAAGTGCTCGACCTCGCCGTTGAAGAAGCGGTCGACCACCCACGCGCTGGTGAAGCCATCGAGGCAGCCCTTGTGCCAGATGCAAAGCGGCGGCGGCGGTTGACTGCGCGGCGGGTCGTACGGCTTATCGTCCCTCGGCATCGGCTGTGCGTCCATCCTCGATCTCCTTCTCCAGCAGTCGGATATAGCGCTCGGCAAGCTGCAGCTTGGCAATCGCTCCCTGTCTGAATACCGACGTCGGCGGGCCGCCGGGACGCTGCATGCCGAGCACGGTGGCAAACTGGCCGAGCCACGCCGCATGGTCGATACGGCGCAGCGCCTCGTCGGTGATCTTGGACGCCGCCTTCGCGATGTCGGGCGGCGCGCCGTTGACCTCAGGCATAGTAGACCTCCTCGTCGCGCGGGTCCTCGCTCTGGCTGATGTGCACCCACTCGCCGTACTCGCGGATCAACTGGTCGTAGGGGATCGGCGGGTCGGCGTTCTGCAGGAAGTCGTAGATTTGATCGGGTGTGCCGAAGTCGGGGGCGATGAAGTCGGCAGCCTGCCCGGTCATGTGCTGACTATCGGGCACGCCACCAACCTCTTCGTTCAGTTCGTCGCAGCGATAGCCCGACGTGATGAAGACCTCGACGTCACCGAGCGCGGTCCGAACCTTTTCCATAAGCTCGGCGGTCTTGCGGAGTTCGTCGATCACTTCCGGCGGCGGCGTGTTGTCGATCTCGCACGCGTCGGCGGTGTCGGATGCGATGAACTCCTCAAGGGTGAAGTGCTCGGTGAGTTGGGTCATCATGCCTCGGTGGGCTGCAGCGGGGTCTTGCCGTCGGCGTGATACTCGCCCGGTTTGACCGGGTCCGCCATCTCCCAATCGTCCGCCAAGAGATCGGCCTGCGTGATGGTCCACGGCGCGAGCGGACCGTGCTTGCGTTTGATCATGAGGAACGGCCCGGTGTCGTTGCCTGCACCGAACTTCTGCGGCACCTGCACCGATCCAGCCGGAACGTAGGCGACGAACTCGATCCGCCCGTGCCAGCCCTTGCGCTTCATCGGATGACCGTGGAGCATCAGCCCGACCGCCCATCCAATTGAACTATACTTACTTGTTGATCCTTCCATCCTTCTCTCCTCTGTTGAACTGGAGTGAGCGGCAGGAATTGAACCTGCGTCTTCGGGATCACAACCCACTGCTCTACCTCTGAGCTACGCCCACGTCACGCCCGGGGCGTTACACGCCCGCCCTCTCCGCCTCACGCTCCTTGCGCGCGGCCTGCTTGCCTTGGTGCCATCTCGGCGCGGGCGGCTCCAGTCCCAACGCCTGCTCGACCGTCCAACCGCGTTCGAGGCGGCGATAGGCGGTGAGATACTTGACCTTGGAGTGATCGCGCACCGCTTCGGCCAAGGTCATGCGCTTGCCCTTCACCGTGACCATCGGGCTTTCCGCCCGCTGGCCGCCGATGATGCGGTAGCCCTTGGCCATGAACTTCTTCTGCGCCCGCGCCACCATCTCCAGCGGATCGTTGACCCCGTCCATGTGGAGCGACATCACCTTGAAGGTGAACTCGTCACTCGGGTGTTTCGGAAGATCGCGGATCGGCCAGTAGACCTTCGCGTCGGCGTCATGGGACAGCAGCATATGGCTCATGCTGTGGCTGCGCTTCTGCAGGTTGCTGGTGTAGCTCACGTAGGCGAACCGCCTCTTGCGGTTCAGCAGGGCGAACACCCCCGCCTGCAAGGGGATTACATCAGGTTCACGGTACATCATCTAGTGTGCTCCTAGTTCCCGCAGCGCCGCCTCGCGCGCGAGATTGAGATCGAGTAAACGGCCTTCGTCAGTTGACGCTGCCTTGGCCAGTGCCCGGTAATTCACCTGCACGTCATCCTTCGAGACCTTGGCCGTCGGGTGGAAGCGGAGAACGCTGCGCCACGGCGGCCGGTTGTCGGCAGATGGGGGCGGCAGGGCGTCGTATCCAGTGAACGCTTGCGCAAGAGTTCCCACGCCGTAGCGGTCGACCCGGCGCAGGCAGTCGATGTGGTTGGCGATGGCGCAGATATTCTCCTGCACGGTCAACCACTTGTCGCAGGCCAGCACGCGCTCCTTGCCGTCGAGGACAAAGTACGCCGCCGCACCGACATCGTCGGGCGCGCGCCGATCTGCACGAGGCTCACCGCCGAGCGTCAGTTCGAGGTTGGTCGATAGCACGATGTCGGTCGCGCCCAGCCGCTCGAACTGATCCTGCAGGCGAACGCAGGCAGTACGGAGCGTGACGGTCTTGTGTCCCCTATGGTCCTTGCCCACCCGCTGGTACGACCCGTTGACGGTCTCATAGCCGAACCGCTGGACAATCGCTGCCTCGGTGAAGGCCGAACGCTTGCGGTCGGCCGCCGGGGTACGCTTCCAGCCGAACGGCCACTGGAGAGGATAGCGAGGGTCTTCCTTCATAATGTGGGGGGACTTAGAGGCTTGGAAGGGGGGTGTCAAGTAGGTAGGGAATAAGTTTCCAGTTGACGGAAGCGGAATTTTTGGAACGCATATTTTCAAAGCGGATAAACGCCGCCATCGGGGGCCCCCGGCCTGTCCATATGGGGGTGGCCGCGTCCAGCCACGCTTGACGTTGACTAGATCACGCCCGGGGCGTGAGCCGCGCGGACTGTCCCCCAAACAGTAGAGACACCAATCATGGGTCTCATTGAAAGGAACTGTTATGTCTAAGGTTGTTAAGAAGTCTGCAAAGAAGATTGATCACGCCCCGGGCGTGACGGACGCCCCGCACATGAAGAACGTTGTGCTGACCGCTCCCGTTGGCATCGCTGGCATTGTGCCAACGAAGCCTGTCACGAACATGGAAGGCGGTTCGCTCGTCAAGGCGATTGCCAACGATGCGAAGATACAGATTGCGCAAGGCAAGAACGCGCTTCTCCGCATGGCTCCCTACATTTCGGCCGTTGCGGCGGGCGAGATCAAGGACATTGACGCGGATGCGAAACCGCTCCTGAACAAGGTGCGTGACGCTATCGTGGCTCATCGCGCGTCGCTTGTTCCGCCGGATACGCGCGAGGTGGCGGAAGTGTCGACCACGCGCAGCGGCGAGTTTAAGCACGTTCTGCGCCTTGGCACGTACGCGTGCCACAAGGACGTTATCGCCATGTTTGACGGGTACGACGTCAATCTGGACAACGTCGTGACGATTGCGAAATTCATTGCGGAGACCGTCAAGGAAAAGAACGGTCCGGCCCCCGCACGCGAGGCGGTCTTTGCCAAGCTTGCGGAACGCAAGGGTTCGCGTCGTGGTTCGGAAGGCATGGCGGGTGACGAAGCCCAACCGACGAAGCCTGCAGGTGCCGTGCTGAAAGGCATCGGCAAGCGCGTCGACGGTTGGCGCTTGTGGTTCGGGCTTCCGAACGCGAGCAAGGTCAAGGACGAAGCATCCGCCAAGCTTGACGAACTGAAGGGTTTGCTGGCCAGCATTGAACGCTTGGCCAAGGCGGTACCCTGATACAACGAACGGGAGCGGCAGAAATGCCGCTCCCTTTTTTTGCCTGCGATTTATCCTATCCCCCCGCGCCGCAAGGCGACGGGGGATTTTTGCGTTCACGCCCCGGGCGTGAGATCGGGTCGGCACGCGCGGAATTAAATCAGGCACTCAGAAACTACATGTGCAGCCCAAGCTTTACGCAAGAACTGCACGGAGTGTACACTCCGGCAGTGCACATAAAACCGTGTGTATTCAAGGCGTTAGCGTAACTGTACATGGCCAGATGTTCACTTAATTAAATACCAACCCATTGATATTACTGCATAATCTGGGGAACTGCATATAATATAACTGTATATGTGAATAGAGAGTATATAGGGGGGTGTCTACCCTAGCACCCTAACTAATAATACGGCTAGGGTCGTAGGGTAGACACCTCCACGCCTCTTATCTTTTCGTTTCCATGTACACTTCCGCGCACCACGCTAACACGTTGGTGCAGAACGCTAATTCGCGCCGATATCTGCACATGAGCACCGTGAGTAGATACCTGTGCAGTTCGTCAATGCTGACCCTAACAATTAAAACTGAGGGATTTATGGACACAGAAGCCATCCGCAAGAAGGTGCAGGAGGTTGACCCTAAGCGATACCAGTACCTGCTGGACCTTGAGAAGGAGGCCGACTTCGCCTTCACTGAACACGCTGAAGGTGTAACCTTCGTCTGGTCCGATGCCTACGGGCACACCGTCGAATGGGGTCAGGCCGTAGGTTGGCACGACGCCAAGGCGGAATGTCTGCGGCGGTCGATGCAAGACAATGGCTGGATCGCAGGCGAGCATCGCTTCACCCCTGACACGTTCGTTGTGGTCGAGGGATCACACTTGGCTGACATCGTGCGCTCCCTCGTGCCGATGGTACGCAGCAAATACACAGAGATACCTGCAGGCACCTAAGCCTCCATCCACGAGGCTGGGGCTGCAGGTCACTTGGCGGCCCAACCTTGCTCCCCCGAGGTTGGGCCGTCCTTTTTAGGTGGGGACCGTGCCCTTTGGCACGGTAAATAGGAACTAAATCATGTCAAAGTACATCGTCGGCTACAGTGCCAGTCTCTTGCTGGCGCTCGGTATCTTCATGCCGAGTGACAACCTAAGCACCAGTCTGGCCAAGCTATGGCTAGCCGGGCTGGGCACCGCCCTGATCTACGTCTTCATCGCCATCATGGTGCTGGAGGAACGGGGAAGCAGCACTCAGCACGACGCACAACGTCACCGCGCAGGTATGCGCGGCGCTGGATATGTCGACGCTTCGCGTCGGCGCATGTCGTCCCGCATGATGCGGGGCATGGAGTAACAACCCTAGGTCACGCCCGGGGCGTGATCAATAGAAAGGATTTGTCAAATGGATCACTCAATAAGCGTCCTGCTGTCATTCGTGATCGGCCTGCCGTTGTTCTTCTGGTTCGTCGGCACCAAGGCGTTCGAGGTACTGGGTGCAATCAGCATCATGCTGTACCCGGTGCTTCTCCTAGTTGTCATTAGTATGGCTATCTTTCACTGAACGAGGACACAACAATGAACACGACAATCAAGCCAAGGAAGATGACCGTTGCCGAGGTCAGGAAGAAGTTCGGCATCAGCGTACCCGACGCGGTCGGCGCGCTGCAGAAGGAGCACATGGCGGCGATCATCATCTCTGCCACGGGCGAAGCCCAGATGGTCGATTGGCTGCGCGCAGTGATGCCGACCAAGGTCGGCATGATCGTCGGCGTGATCACCGAGCCAGTCACGCCCGAGCCCGTGCTGACCGGCCAGAAGGCGCATGCCGCCATCAACGAGGCGCGCAGCGAAGCCCGCCTGTTCATCGACCGGCCAACCACCGAGACGCGTCATCGTCTGCAGTTGGCGATCAAGAAGCTGGAGAACACGCTGTGATCGTCACCAAGGACTACGACGGTCGCTCGATCTATGGCGTCGGACCGAAGCAATCGGGCGTCGCCTACACCATCGTGCTGAACAAGGCACACGACAGCGAGGACTGCACCTATGTGCTGTTCTATCCGACACGGCTCAACGCCAACGGCAAACGCTGCTGGAAAGACAACGAGCAACTGTACAGCGAGCGCGACTATCGCTGGATCGAACGCATCGTCATCGCCTACCAACAGGGCGAGCAACGCGCACGCGAGGACGCCGAAGGCTGGACGTCCGATGCCAACGTGGCGAAGCTCAAGGCATGAAATGGTTGGCTGCGATCCTGATCGTGCTGGCCTGCAATACCGAGTGCAAGGCGGCTGATCCTGTACCGATCAGGCGGGATTGCCCGGCATGGAAGCCAACGCGCAGCCGCGAGGTCACGCTGGCCTTTCAGCGGCTGCATCCCTGTCCGGCAACCGGGCTGCGCTACGGCGCATGCCCGGGATACCAGAAGGATCACATCGTCGCGCTGTGTCGGATGGGACCTGACACGGTGGAGAACCTGCAGTGGCTGACCATCGCAGAGCATGAGCGCAAGACCGTGCACGACATTCAGTTGTGCAAGGAATACCGACGTGAACATCACTGCAACTGAGAAGGAGTTGGAAAGTGATAAGGTTCCTGATCGGCTGCGCCCTGATCCCGTTCGCACTGCTCGGGATCGCCAGCCTAATCATCGTGATCGCCGCGTTGTGCGGCGTTCCGATCAAGTAAGCACTCAGAATTTTGGCGTCTCGCGAGCGGGGGCGGAGCCCACGTATAGCGAGCGAGCGTAAGTGTACAGGTGTACCGGGCCACGCGGAACAGTGGATGCAATGTAAACTGATTGGATACTAAAATGTCTACCAAGATGGTACGGCGGGCAATGCTGCTCGCATTGATGGGAATGGTCCCTGCAGTGGCCCTTGCGAAGGGCGGTGGAGGCTCAGGTGGTGGCTCTGGTGGCGCTGGCGGTGGCAGCGGTGGCAGCGGTGGTGGCGGTTCGGGCGGCAGCGGCGGGAGCGGTGGCGGCTCGGGCGGCGGCTCAGGCGGCGGTGGAGGCGGATCGGGTGGCGGCTCTGGCGGGTCTGGTTCCGGTGGTTCGGGCGGCTCCGGTGGCGGCTCGGGCGGCGGTGGTGGCAGCGGTGGCGGCTCAGGTGGCGGTGGAGGCGGCTCGGGCGGCGGTTCAGGCGGCGCTGGTGGCGCTGGTGGCGGTAGCGGTGGCGGCGGCTCTGGCGGTGGGTCCGGCGGCGGCTCAGGTGGCAGCGGGTCCGGTGGATCAGGAGGCGGCGGTGGCGGCGGCTCAGGCGGCGCTGGCGGTGGTGGCAGTGGCTCTGGTGGCGGCTCTGGCGGTGCTGGCAGCGGCGGCGGCGGGGCTGGCGCTGGTGGCGGAGGCTCGGGATCGGGCGCGTCCGGCGGCGCTGGCAGCGGCGGCGCTGGTGCTGCTGGCGGCACTGGCTCTGCTAGTGGCGGCGCTTCTGCCAGCAGTTCATCTAGTGGCAGCGCGGCTGACGGAGTGAACGACGTCAACGCCTACTTCAGGCAGCGTCGCTATCGTCTGTCGGTCCCGCAATAACCTCGAACGTTGCGCCCCGGGCATCACGCCCGGGGCGTGACAACGCGACAAGGAGACAGGCAATGACAATGCGAAAGCTAGTGATCGGCTGGGCGTTGAACGCAGCGGCCATCGTCGCGTTCTTCATGTTCTGGATCATCGTCGGCATCGCCAAGGTGGACTGGAGCGTGATGACCTACATCCATGGGGGGCCGCGATGAGAAGCATCCGGCCACCGCACTTCGACATATGGTTCTGGCTACTGGTCGTGTGGTCGTTCCTCGTGCCGTACCTCTATGACGCGGGTCACGCTCGAAGCTGTAGCGAACGTGGTCAGGTCACGTTCTACACCATCACGTCGTGGTGGACCGACGACGAGATCACGACGTTCAAGTGCAGCCCGGCACCGCAGGGAGAACAGCTATGAACTGGATCGTTGAGATACTGTGGGCCATCGAACTGCACATCATGTTCAAGCGCTGGCTCGACATCCGCAAGATCGACAAGTCGTGGCTTGACGACCTCGACATGCGGCGAACGTGGGTACGCATGAACATGCGCTTGGGCGATCACGCATCGCACAGGATCACGGCACTCAGGCAATCTGGCGCAACGCCGTGCATCAAGGGAGGAGACGACGATGAACCAAGAGTTGGTCGGCAAACGCATTCGACTGACAGCGATGGTCGATCTTGATCCGATCCCGGTCGGCAGTGAAGGCGAGGTCACATGGGTCAACCGTGTGCCGTCGCTCGGCTTCACCCAGATCGCGGTGAAGTGGGACAATGGCAGGACGCTGATGCTCAGCATCCCGCCCGACAAGTACGAGGTCGTGCCATGAAGGAATTGATCATGACGGCGTTGACGTTGGTAGCGTTCTGGTTGCTTGCCGAAGCGATAGACCTGATGTCACCGACGCCGAGCCGCGTGATCAGCGACGTCGAGCCGGTGGCATTCATCAAGCAAGGGAGCAACTGATGAACTATCTTTTATGGCTTGGTTTTTGGATCATCGTTGCGGTGATCGTCGACCTGCGGTCGAACCGGAAGCATCGACTGCCGCCACCTCCTGCGCCGCCTGCGCAGCCGTACCAACCGACCTTCGGTCCGCCGGGTCGCTACGTGCACAAGGGCAATTACCACAACCGATACTGGACATCGGGCAATCTCAACAAGATCGCCCCATGGGAAAATCACAAACGTTGACGCCGTCGCCGTACGGCGACGATGTAACAACGGCGCGGACAGCGCCCGGGGCAATCACGCCCGGGGCGTGACGTGAGTAGCGTAAGCGTACAGCGTACCAACCTCAAAATGTGGAGTGTCAAAATGTGTGAAGGTTCGATCCATGTCGCACACCGGCAGGCCAAGGAACAGGAGACCTTGGTCGTGCAGACGATCCCCCACCACGGGATCAAGGGCTACTACCCGGCCGATGGCCAGCCCAACAGCAAGCTGGTCTGCATCCGGGGCATCACCAAGGACGCCGTGATCCACGAACTGCGGATCATGGAAGGTCAGCGCTGCCCGCGCGGCTTCGAGAAGTATGTCGGGCAGAAGAACCTCAAGGTCACGCTGATCCATGCGGGCTACGCCGACTGGATCGTGTTCGGTGACGACAACGTCAACGATGCGAATAAGCGGCTCGCGCTCGGCTTCGTCGCCGACGGCGTGCGCGTCGACATCGGCATCCCGGCGATCACCGGGGACAAGGGCGTCGACGCGGTCAAGGCCGCGCTCGTCGAGCAGGACAAGATCGGCGTCGAGAAGACCGGTCTCAGCATGACCGCGAACGCGATCCGCAAGCGGCTCGCGCGGTTCAATGCCAAGGTCAAGGCGCAGGCCAAGGTCTAGCACTCAAACGCGATGGGTGGGGCGGCTTCGGCCGCCCCATTCATTAGAAACTGACTTGCATATGAATACTAATGTAGTAATATCCAGTCACTCAAACGGAGGACGACAATGTCAGTGGCCAAGGCACACGCGGCGATGACCAGCCCACTATCGACCCCGTCACCGCACGACAATCTCGAACCCTTCAGGCAAAGCTTCTTCGACCAGTGTGAACAGTTCGGCAGCAACGCCGGGGCAGGTGACACGTCGAAGGTTGGCTGGTTTCAGGCGACATGTGAAGCGGCGTGGCAAGGCTACGTGTCGCCGGGCGCGCGCCGCAAGCCGGGCGATCCGCCCAACGATGCCGAGATCGCCTACACGCGCTACGCCAACGCCCGCCAGAAGAAAGCGGGCGAGTTGGGCCGCAAGCTGCAGGGTGCCGATCCCAAGAACACCGACTATCGTACGCGGGTCAACGAAGCCAACACCATGATCAAGCTGGGCTCGATGCCAATCATCCACGACACCGATCAGGGTGGGCTGGGCGTGTTCAATCGCACGCTGCAGATCATCCGCACGACCGAGGAGATCAAGGGTCAGGTCGACGACATGCTGCTCAACATTGCGCGCGCCCAGTTCGACAAGCCCGACGTGCCGCTCAATGACGACGAGATCAGGCAGGTGCTGATCCCCGAGAAGGAGGACGACAAGCCGCCGACGCCCGAGGTCGAACTGTGGGGTAACGTGATGCGCCAGATCGAGAGCATCATGCACAAGAAATTCCCCGAGACGTCGGGCACCAGTCAGGATGCCAAGACGGCACTCAATGCCACGATCCGCCAGATCGACAAGCTGGGTGGCACGGCGGCCATGGCCAAGGCGCGCGCCAAGGCGGCAGAGAAGGACGCCAAGGACAAGGCGGCGCGGCAGGTGCAGCGGCAAGGCGCGCGAAAAGGTAAAAAGAAGTAACGAGGTCTGACGCCCGTCCGCCTACAGACGGACAGACCAAGCAATGCCCGGCTGGGGATAAGACCGAGAAGCCGGGTGTGGATGGGGGTGGCGAGTAGCCGTCTAAGGGGATCACATCCCGATGACGTTAGCCACCCCCGTTCGTGGTCACGCACTCGGCGCAGGTATGCGCCGACGTGTACAACGGGGCGTTCACGCCCCGGGCGTGACATGTGAACCCAATGACAAGTGAGGATTGTACAATGCAGGCCAAGCCAGCAACCAAGGAGTTCGTCGAATGGCTCCGCAAGAATGTCGGCGAGTTGATCCCGATGACCAAGAAGCTGATCGCCAGTGGTGAGCCGCATGTGCCCGCGCTGTTCGTCTTCCCCAAGGACGGCGAACTCAGCGTGCAGATCATGTCGATGGCTCCGTTCTTCGAGGCCGGGACAGAAGGCAAGGACTTGGTGTCGATGCTCCATCAGAAGGTCGGCGAGGACGATGAGGTCGAGTGCGCCGTGCTGGTGGTCGAAGCCTACGTGATCCACGCCAAGATCAACGACCCGCGCGCCAAGGAGATCGACATGACCAAGTCTCTCGCCGATCACCCAATGCGGGAAGAAGCGGTGACGTTCAACGCCATCAACCATGGCATGCAGTTGATCGCGACCTACATCATCAAGCGACCGGACAACACGATCAACGACACATGGGATCACCTGATGGACCCGCGCGTCGGCATCCTCGAAGGCGAGGGGGCGGGCGAAGGCGTGACCGCTGCCGTCGGTCGCATGGTGCTGGACGACCGCAACATTCACTAGGGGGGCTGCGATGATACTCGTTTGGATACTACTGTTCATCGTCATCGTGCTGGCCGGTGCGGTGGTCGGCATGGGGTTCAAGATGCAACGCATGGAGGAGACGCAGCAGGCGATCATGGACTGGCTGATCGTCGAGTTCCGCAACAGCCGCAAGCCGCAGTACTCGCTGAAGATCGGCGACAAGGTCATCATCCCGGGGGCGATCAATGAGCGTTGACGACTATCCCCTGCGCGCCAAGGACGGGCTGGCGATCACCGTGACCGAGACCTACCTGAAGCTGGTCGACCTCACGGTAGCGACGCAGAACCCCAACACGCTGCGTCTGTTCATGGACATGATGAACGTGCCCGGCGAGGATCGGCTGGCCTTCCTCGAATGCCTGTCGGACCGCAAGGCCCGGCTGCAGGACACGTTGCGCCAGCAGATCAGCATGGTCGCCACCTTGAAGCGTCAAGCGCAATGAAGGATTACCCGATCCCGACCTGCTTCTGCTTGAAGTGTGGCCACACCTTCGACCGCAGCAGCAACCTGACCGGCAGGGGATCGCCCGACCCGGGCGATCTCACGCTCTGCATCCAGTGCGGCAGCATGCTGAAGTTCAACGCCGACATGACGGTGGGCTTGGTCGACGAGGCGACCGAGCTACGCGATATGCCTATCGAGAAGCGCGCCTTCATCGAGAAGGCGAAGTGGGCCATCGACATGGCCCGTCACATGCACCCACCAAAGGAGACGAAACACTAACAGCACTCAGCAAGCGTAAACGTAAACGTAAACGTAAAACGTTGGAGGAACTAATGTCTAAAGTGAAAAGAGGAACCAATGGGATTGATCTATATCGGAATGGCCTTGATCGCCATCTTGGGGATGGGGGGCGGGGTGGTCGGCTAT